GTAGCCTTCAAAGTGCCAGACCCCGCGCCGCCCGTTCCTCTCGCCGTTGACGGGCACTAAAGCAAAAGTTTTTTGCTTCTTTTTTTCAAAAAAGAACATCGCCGGCACCTGTGATGGGCGCCGGCGTTTTTCGTTGGAGGCAGTATGCAGCCTGTTCCATCCGACCCGGTCAGCGCCGCGAGCTGGGCGCACGCCATTTTCCTGGCCATCGGCATCAGCGCGCATTGGTCGCAAATACTTGCTTCGACCGTCGGCCTCTACGTCTTCGTGAAGGCGTTCGCCGGCGATTTTATGGCTTTCCTGCCCGTCGCGGACGCAAACTCCGACCGCTGGTATAGGGGCTTTTATGGAGTGCTTGCGCGGAACACGGGAAACTACCGTAACAATGCGCCCGTCCCGCCTTCGCTCGAATTGGCGGGTGGCATTGTGCCGAGCCCGCCTTTCATGAAACCGCCCACCGAGGAGAAAACCCATGCGTAAATTCGCGTTGCTCGCCTGCGCCGCTCTCTTGCTTGCCGGCTGCACTGGGAGCGCCGGCACCGCGCCGGCCGCTGCCCCTAATTATTCATCCATCGTCGGCATGATCCAGACGAATTACGGCCAGCTCACCACCGCGGCGAATGCCTACAGCGCCACGACGCTAGCCTCCTCCGCCACAAAGGCGCAAATCGCGAAAATCGAAGCGCAGGACGGCCCGCTTGTCGCCGGCCTCTCATCGACGAGCCCGCCCACGACGATTACGGCCGTGCTCCAGGATCTGAATTATCTCTCGACGGTGCCTGGCATCGGCAAATCGATCCCGAACCCGAGCCAGACGCAGCAAGACATCACGCAGGGCCTGACGATACTGACAAGCGCCGCGCAGATCGCGGCCTCGGTGGCTCCGCTGGCAGCTCTTTTCTGATGCCGCTTGGCTTCAAGGAGTGCCTGGCGTTTGCGTGGCAGCCCGGGCGCGACGGCCAGGGCTATCACGTCACGCCGGGCGATCGCGGCGGCCCGACGTCTTGGGGCTGCACCGAGCCGGTTTGGGCGAAATTCGCGAAGGACACCGGCCGGAGCGCAACGCTCGCCACCGCGTCGAAAGGCGATATCAGCGCGTGCCTCTATTCGGAAATCTGGATGCCGGCCGGCTCGGGCCTTCCATCGCCGGCAAACCTGCTTGTGTTCGATTTCGCCATGACGTCGGCGCCCTGGCGTTCCGTAGACATTCTGCAGGGCATTTTGCACGTCAAAATCGACAGCCAGGTCGGGCAGTTCACCATAGACGCCGCGCAGGGCTTCGACCCGGCCGCGCTCTGCACCGCGCTGCACGCCGCGCACCGCGATTTTTACGCCTCGATTTCCGGCGCCGAGCACGAAGGCGGCTGGTTCACCCGCAACGATGCGGCCCTTGCCGTGGCGCTCGCCGCGCTGGCCGCTTGAAGGAATCAGATATGACCATGCCACCGATTTTCGTAATGTCAGAGCACCAGGAGGACACCGCCAGCCTGAAAGCCAGCCTCGGTGCGCCAGGCTGCGCCGGCCTGCTCGTGCACGTCACGGCGGTTGATATCGTCTCCGGCAACCTTTCGACCCTCGCGGCCATGTACGCGCTGGCGGCCGAGTTCAACAAAAAGGTGCACCTGGCCAGCTCGCCGCTGCCCATGCTGGCCGGCCAGCCTTCCATCACGCTCGACGGGGAGGCTCGCCCGCTGTTCTGGCAGCCGGACTGCATCCAGGATGATGCGGACGTCACGAACCTGCTGGCGGCCTTCGTCGCAAAAAACAACCTCATGGGACTTACCCACGGCCTGCGGTGCTGCTTCACCACCGGCGGCGATGGAGATGCCGAGCTTGGTGTGCACTCGGCGCCAGCGAGCGGCAGCGGCAATTATTGGCTTGATTGGGCGGACGCCGGGTTGACGCCGGTGGCCTACACCGCCGCCATGACAGCCGCCGCCGGCGCCCGCGCCAAGGCCTTCCCGGGCAAATATGTCTCCCTGTCAGTGCTCGACCCGCTGGACTGGCGTATCGGCGCCGGCGGGGCGATCCTGGCCAGGCGGGATCACGGTGCGATGGCGCGGGCGCTCAACCAGGTCTGCGCCGCCGCCGTGACGAGCGTATCGCCCTTCGCCGCTGGCAACACCAATTTCCGGCCCACGCTGCCGGCGGCCGACATGATCTACACCCGCGCCATGGGCCAGCTCGGCAGCATGTTCCTGCAGCTCGATGACAGCGGCAGCACGGCCGCGGATTGGACGGCGCTACTGAACGACGCCGCGGCCTACGCGCCGGCCTGGATCGAAGCGCACCAGCGCCAGATGACCGATGAGGTATGGGCCGGGCTGCTTTAGGCCGCCATGAGGTCGGCCGTAGCGGAGAGGATGGATTAGACCCCCAATCTGCACTTCGCTGCCGCCCACGCGAGGCCGCCGCTCCGAAAGGGCGGCGGCCTTTTTGCGTTCAGCCAACGGGCTTCCCCACCGCCGCCTCCAGCGCCTGGACGGCCTTCTCCATTTCGGGCGATTGCCAGCCTTGGCCAGGCGGCCCGGCATCCCAGAGCGCGCAGCTTTCGAGCAGGAATTTCACGGCCGCCACAGGCACCACGGCAAAGCCATCCGCCGGCGCGTATTTGTGCAGCGGATCGCCCTCGCGCTTCCACGCCCGCGTCACCGATCGAGCGCCGGTCTCTGGATCGATATGCAGCGTGAGCAGGCATTCATAGCGCGGCGCGACGTTGCCGAAATCCTGCCGCTCGAAATCCGCGCAATAGCCGACGTATTCGATGCAATCGTAAACGTGCAGAAACTCGCACCGCACGATGGCGACGCCGGCGATCGCGGTTAGGAACGCCTCGGGGTCCGTCTCCAGGAGCGCGCGGCTTATGCGGAACGCGCCTGGCCGCTGGAGCAGCTCCGGCGTTTCCGCGGCGGTGGCGAAGGCTTGGTCGGCGAGGGGCATGGCGGCGTCCTTATGCGAGCGTGAAGGGGATCGGAAGCACGCCTTGGGGCCCAGGGGCAGAGCCCCCGGCCTTCACCCTCGGCGGCGTGGCAACGGCGTGGTAGCGGTAGCCGGCGGCGAAGGCCTGCTCGGCCGTGAAAAAGACGGTGTAAGGCGTGGCGTGCCAGATCCCGCTTGCAGCGGTCCAGTTCCAGACGAGCAGCTCGCCCGTCTCCTCGCGCCGCACCCAATGGAGACGATCGCGCGTGGCCGGCGCCATGCGGGGCGCCGGCGGCTTCTGGCGGCCCGCGGTGCTGAAGCGGCTGCTCACGGCAAGCCCCGAAGCGCGCCGCGCATAAGATCGGCCGGGTCCCAGCCATATTCGGCACCGAAGCTGCGCGCCACGCCTTCCGCATGGCTCTCCCCGCACCCGGCCAAAGACTGCCGAATATGCACGGTCAGGCGGTTAAATTCGCCGGGCAAGTCGGCCTCCGTATGGTGCCGGCGCTGGCTCCGGAGTTCATTGCGGCGGGCGTAAAAAGCCTCGTACCGAGGCGCCGGGAAAAGGACGGCCTGGCGCGTCATTTCGGCAGGTTCCCAGGGCCGAGCAAGTGAAGCGCATAGGAGGCGTTCTTGATCGCCTCCAGCGTGCCGTCTTCAAGGTCATCCGAATTCAGCTCGGAGCACGCCAGCAAGCCCATCAAGGCCGCGGAAAGATCGTGCACCAATTTCTCGCGGTCGATTGCCAGTTTTTCGGGGCGGCGGCTCATAGTACGCACACCCCAAAGCGGTCGGCCGAGCCGGCGATATCGCGGCTGACATTCTCGGCGGTTGCAGCGGTCACCAGCATATTCTCCGGCCGGCACGCTGCCTGCGGATAAAGCTTGCTCGTGTTGAGGCTGCGAGCGCGCGCCAGTTCCAGGTCTGGCGCGCACGTCACCATGATCATGCGACGCGCGCTGGTGTCCCAGACCTCGAAAAGGTTGCGCAGGTAGGTTTCCGGTTGGCGCCGGCTCATGCCACTGGCTCCAGGCCGGCGGCCTCGAGCACCTGGCCGAACGTCCAGACTTTGCCGCAGCCATTGTCGTCAACCGAGTAGCCGCGATCGGCGCACGCCCAGGGCATATCCGAGGCGTAATTCGGGACCGCGACGGTGCCGCGAACATGGATGCCCTTTTTCGCAAGGCGCTTGATGGTGGCAAGGGAAAAATCGTGCATGGGGCGTGGCCTCCAAAACCGGGCGGAATTGCCTCGGTGCGTGTGCACACTCTGCGCACACGCGTGAGTTCTGCGGCTAGTGTGATTGCGGCGATGCCGACAACCTTGTTGCCAGCAGCAAACGCCGCCTCTGCAATTTCCGTGGCTTCCTTGGCCTGCTGCAACGGGGTGCGGCTGGTGGTTTCAGAGACGGGCATTGATTGCATCCCTTGCACATTGTTCCGACGATCTTCTCTCAACTGCGGCGTGAAGCCGTCGCAACGCCTTTTGCAGAACGTCCTCCACGATGGTGCCCGGCACGCACCAGAGCATCGGATCGTTAGCCTGTTCATCGACGATTTCTTGCGGAGTCATGCGAGCACCTGATTGTAATAATCTTTAATCGCAGCGTTTTTACTAGGCCCCCACCCAACAATCTGCTCCCCGGCATCGGGTGAACCATCGTAAGTCTGAGTGTTATACGCCATCCATGCCTGACCTTTGGGCGCGAAACCGGTCAAATCAGGAAAAGCCCGCACCGGACTGTTGATAAACCAAGCGTCGTTGAGCCACAGGACCTCGGTGGTTTCCGTCATGGCTGCTTGCTCCCTTTCAGGCCCTTGGCCTTGTGAACCTCTTTGTAAAGCGTGTTCCGGCCCACGCCGTATTCCTTGGCGATGTCGGCCAAAAACTCGCCCTTCTTCTCGCGCTTGATGGCGTCGGCCACCTGTTTGTCGTTGAGCTTGCGCTTGTTGCCGCCGACCCTCCCGCGCTCCCTGGCCCGTGCCAGGCCGTGCTGGGTGCGCTCCACGATCAACTCGCGCTCCCACTGAGCCATCGCCGCCACCAGGGCGAGCATCAGCCGGCCGTTGGGCGTCGTGGTGTCGATGGTGCCAGACAGCACCTTGAGCCCGACCCCGCGCTTCTCTAGCGCCTCAACCGTCTGGATCACTTCGATCAGGTTGCGGCCCAACCGGTCGATGGACAGCACCACGACCACATCGCCCTTCCGCACGTCCCGCCACAGCGCCTTCCAGCCGGGCCGGTTCATGCTCTTACCGCTGGCCGTGTCCCTGAAAATGTCGTCGTCGTGAACGCCCGCCCGGCGCAAGTCATCGACCTGGCGCTGGTTCGTCTGGTCGCTCATCGAGACGCGGGCATAGCCGACCATGTGCGGCTTCTCTGGTGTGCAAGTCTCAGTTTCATCCATCAGCTACACATGACCGATCCCGCAAAGAAAGGCAAGGAAAGATACCGAGAAAAGAGACAAGGTATGTGTTGACATTGGAATACAGCGTCGGGTAATAAGGCGGCAGAAAGAAGGACGTGGATCGTGGCCAAGCAATCACAGATTTTTACCGTGCGGTCTGAAAACGGCGACTTGGTCGGTACATGGCGCAGCTTCACTGCAAAGAACGCCATCGCCCAGGCCATAAGGCAGTTCGCGCAGAGCGCGGCAGCGTTCCGTCAGCCGATGACGCGCGGTATGGACCGTCTCACTGCCAGCGTGGAGGGCTAGATGAGCACTCGCAGCGACGCCATCCGGTTCGCAATGGACCGGATTATGCAAGCGACAGAGAGCCAGGAGGTCGAGCACGCTCTTGCTGATGACGGGCGGTTTGGTGATCTGTTGCCCAGTGTGGCAGCGGCGCAGTCCATCATTCGCGCTGCCGAAAAGCGGCTCGGCAATCGCGTCCCCGCCGACTACGCCTAGAAACCCCGATCGGACCCCGGAATGCTTTGGATCAGGCTTGCTGCGCTGCCGATCGGGATTGTTCTGGTCGAGTTTTTCGCCATCGTGTTCTGGCGGCTTTGGAAAAGGAAAGCGCCGTTTGATGGTTACCCCCTATAACCCCCAAAAACTCGAAAGGATCAGGCGTGCAGCGGGTAGCGGGTAGTGTGCCAGAGACCAAACCGCGCCCCACGCCTCGGGCTTACAGCAAGGGATGGCTACGCCCCGGCACTCGAAAGAGCGGAGCCGGGCAACGTTGCAAAGTCATAGGGTGCCCTGTCCGGCCGGCTACGGCACCCACCCGCTGCACACCTGATCCTTTGAGTTTTCCCTAACCCCGGTGCGCCTTGGCTGCGGCGACGGCATCAGCGGCGAAGGCGAAGCCCGGCGAGTCGATCCAGGCGGCGCCGAGGCGCGGGAACCATTGGCCGTTCCGGTATCCAGCGTGGGCCTTCGGGCGGCGCTCCTGCGGCGTTGGCACGGCGGGGCAGGGGGGCGCCGGATTCCTAGCCACTGGTCGATTGTCGCTTGGTTCTGGATGGTCCATAACGGGTCTCCTTGCCAGACTAAGCCGCTGTTTCTCCTGAAAACCCGGCAGTCTCTTAATCAGCGGGTCGTAGGTTCGAATCCTACTGCGCCCACCAGGGTTTTTCCGAAATCGGCTATCTCCTTGCCAATCTTCTATCAGGCTCCTAGCCACTGCGCTTGTTCTTGGCATGTTTCCCGAGCCGAATTACGGCCGCGCTGGCGAGCCGTTCTTGCTGGGCGCCCTGGGTGTATCGGGTCACCATCGAGCTCGTCTTGTGCCCGGTCATTGCCATAATTTCCCGATCAGTCGCGCCGCTTTCGGCGAGGCGCGTGGCGGCTGTGTGGCGCAGCCCGTGGAAATGCAAATCGGCCGGTAGTTTGAGCTTGGCGCGAACCTCAGCGAAGCGGTGGCGGAAGTAATCGCTGCCCCACGCGCTGCCGGCGGCCGTGAGGCATATCACCGCGCCAGTTCGCGTCTCGCGGTCCAGCCTGGCCTTGAGCGCTGCCGATACGGGAATAACGAGCACAGCGCCGGTTTTGCCCTGCCGAAGCCGTATCACCCGGCCGTCGTAGGCGCTCCACAGCAGGCGAAGCACATCGGCTTGGCGCTGCGCGGTGTGGAGGGCCAGCATCACGGGCAGTTCGACGTCGCCGGCGGCGGGCCCTGTCATCGCCGCGATCTCCGCCGCCGTCCAGATACGGTGGCCCGCTCCGGTCTCCAGCTTCTTGATCTTGAACGCCGGGTTGTCGGCCCGGAGCCCGCGCTCGATCGCGTAGGCCATCAGTGCGCCGATGATGGCCACCCGGTAGTTTGCCGTGCGCGGCGTATCCTGGCACTCGTCGCGCAGCCGTATCACCCAGGCTCGGTTCGCCGCCGCCGCCGGCAGGTCACCGAACCTCGTCTCCAGCAGGGTCAGCACGCGGCCGTAATCGGCCTTGGTCTTAACGGCCAGCTTGCGGAATTCAGGCGCGGCCCGGTAGCCGGCGATCAGCGCGGCCAGCGTGCCGGCCTTGATGGCGGCCTCGGCTGGCTTGGCGTTGCGCTTCGCCTCCCATTTGCGCCGCGCATCCTCGTATGCGCCAGGGAACGCCTCAGCCCGCACGTTCGCCTCGGCCAGGCGGATGCGGATGCCGTCCCGCCGGTAGTAGGCAAACCGCTTCCCGTCGCTCTCGAAGATATGCAGGTAAGGCGGGTGCACCGGGGGCATTATCGGGTCATCCATGGGTCAGCGGTTTCAGCGGTTACGGTAGCGGTGCTTTCGGTCCAGCCGTCAACGCCGCCGGCTTCGAGCCAGCGATCGAGGTCCGACTTGCGCCAGCCGATGCGGCCGGCACTGAGCTTGATTGGCCGGGGGAAAAGGCGCTGCCCGACGAGGGCTTTCATGCTGGACTCGCCGAGCCCGACATAGGCGGCGGCCAGATCCGCGGGCATGCCGCCCGGCCAGCCCGGCAGCTCCGCCGGCCGCAGCGCGTTCATTCTGGCACCTGCTCGGAAGGCTTGGCGGCGATCGCGGCAAGCGCCTCGTGTTCCTTGGCGGTGAAACGCAATCCAACGCCTACCCGGGGCACCTGAATCCGGTGGGCCTGCACGGCCTCCTTGACCCACTGCTGCGTTTTTCCGAGCCGGCGCGCTTGTTCTTTCAAGGTCCACATGCACGGGTATCCAGGCGAAAGCGGGCCTCTCCCAGCCTCGCGCGTCGGCAGGCCGTCCGTCGCCAACCGCATTGCCCGATTGTATTCGATGATCCTGGAGCGAAGCGTCGGGCGCTCGTTCATAGCGGATCGATCCCCTGCTTGGCCGCCAAGCGCAGCCACGTCGTGATGTCGCCGCGGGACCAGATATGATCGATCCGAGCCCGAAGCGCCGCGATTTCGCTTCCGTGCCAGTCCTGGCCCATCCATTTGCGGAAATAGACCCGCAGCGCGCCGAGCTGGCCCTTCGTCAGATTGTGGCCAGCCTGGTACGCCTGCACCGCCTCGTGCAGGACCTCGAAGCTGTCGTTCGCCCAATAGATCGGGTTGTCGGCCCTCATGGCGCCCCCGTGGCGGCGTCGAGCGCGCGGCGGAAGCAGGAAGCCGAGACGTGTCCAGGCAGAAAGAAAACGCGGCTCGGCAAACGGCGCCGCGCGTCTGGATCGCCGTCGACGCCGATATAGAACTCATGGCGGCAAGTTCGGCCGCCGCAGACATGCAGCACGGGATCGTCAATGTGCACGCCGAGCAGATCGCGGGCCCGCTCGCCAAATCCGCCAGGGAACGCGCCGTAGAGCTTGTGGCCGCCGGTCAGCTTGGCCCTGGCCAGGATCCACACATCGGTGATGGGCCGATAGCTCACGCGGCCTCCGGCGGCCGATCAGCCGCCTCCAACCCGAACAGCGTTGGCATCGCGGCGTCCCGGGCCGCGCTGCGAAGATAGCGAAGCCCGTCCTTGTAGTAATCCGCGGCGAGCTCGACGGACCTCCCAAAGCGGCCCAGTTTGATCGCACAGAATGGCACCGTGAATAGACCGCCGAACGGATCAAAAACGATCTCGCCACGGTTGGTGAACCGCTCAATAAGACGGTCCACAATATCGAACTGGAGCGGGCAAATGTGCTGGACCAGATTACGGCTGGCCTGCTCGCCATTCAGTGTTCTCATTCGATTTACGTCGAACCATGTCCACGCATCGTGGGCACCGGGCAGCACAGCGCCGAAGGTGCTGGGCAGTCGGTTGGCGTCGTCAAGCGCCTCCGCCAGCTTCACATGCTCTCGGAAGTCATAGATCGTGCGCAACGTCATAGCAGGGAAGGCTTTGGCCAAGCGGTCCGGACCCAAACCCTCCAGCTCAGATGCCGTCAGGAAGCGATCGCCGCTGCTCCGCCAGAAAGCATGTGCGTCGATTTGCCACCGGCCTCGCGTGTACTCGGCCTTGCTTTTGACCACCGGAACATCGGCATAAGCCGTGCTGGTGTCAGTCGGCAGCTTGCGGAGCAGCAGCACGTATTCTGGGCAGCCGACGCCCATTTTGGAGCCATCCTTGCACTGTTCGGACCAACCAAGGCGATAGGTCTGATTGTTCTCGCGCACCACGTCGGTATTGATCGTGATCATGCCGCAATAGGCAAATCCGTGGCGCCGATAGTGGGCGATGCAGTCCGCATGAAATGGATCAATCGTCGCCATACCGAGACCGGTGACGTTGCCGAATTTCACGCGATCCTTGACGTGGATGGCTGCCACACGGCCGGGTCGAAGGATGCGCAGCAGGTTCGGCGTCAGGAAGTCCATTTGCTCGAAGAACCGAATGTTATTGTCGTTGTGCCCGAAGTCCTCATAGCTGGTCGTATATTCGTAGTGATTTCCGAATGGGATGCTCGTTACGATCAGGTCTACGCTGTCGGTCTGCATGCTCGCCGCCTCGATTACGCAATCGTTGTGGGCAACTAGGTAATGCTCGGTCGATTCCTCGATGCGGTTAATCCCGATGGTGCGAGCCAGCTCCGCTTCGATGCCGAGCGTGGACAGGCCGTGCTCTCGGATAAGATCGCTCATGATGGCTGTTAGCTCCATATGCTCGTGCCATTTGCGTTCCAGTTCGCGGCGGACCTCGCGCTCGGTTTCGCAGAATATTAGGTCGATCTCGCATTGTTGGGGCTGTTGAAAGCGAAGGATGCGATGAATGGCCTGAATAAAGTCATTAAACTTGTAGCCCACGCCGAGAAACACGGCCCGGTGACAATGACGCTGGAGGTTGCAGCCAGACCCGCTTAGCGATGGTTTTGTCGCCAGGATCCTGCTTTCGCCGTCAGCAAATGCCAGGATGCGCCGCTCGCGTTCGTCGAGGTCCTGTGAGCCGTAGACCTCGACGGCGTCGGGTACCGCCGCCTTGATGGCGCGGCGCTCGTCTTCAAGATCGTGCCAGACGATGAAATGATCATCGGGCGCCGCCGCCACGATGCCGGCCATACATGCCACGCGCGCTCGAATGCTGAGGCGTTTCTCCGCCGCCGCCTGCGGCAGGCCGAGGGCGGCATCCTTGATCATCAAATGTTGGCCGTCGCGGTCGACGCCGCCGCGTAGGTCGACGGCCGGCACTTCATGCCACCGCACGATCAAGGGCGGCATGTCGTATCCTGCGTCGCTGTGCCCGAGGTCCGACGGCTTCTGTACAAACGCGGCCCATGAGTGCAGCCATAAAAAGAATTCTCGCTTCATGTGCGGGTAGAGCGTCAGGTTATTGGCCTTTTCGCTATCGCGCTGGAAGAACCGTGTCAGCGCCTGGCCAGTGTCCATGACGCCGAGGAACCCAGCATAATGGATCAGCTCCTTGTAGCTGTTTGGGCTGGGCGTGGCCGTAGCGACGAAGCGAAAGCGCGTCGCAGCGAATAGCGTCAAGAATTTCTGGTAGGTCTTGCTGCCAAAGCTCCGCAACACGCTGGCCTCATCAAGGCTCACCGCGTCGAACAAGGTCGGGTCGAGCTTTCCATCCCGCACGCTTTCATAATTGGTCAGGTAAACCCCGGTGCCCTTTGTTTCGTCGCTCGTGCGGACGAAGCTAACTGGGACGCCGAGCGCGGCGGCATCCCGAATGAATTCCTGACGAACGCCGAGCGGCATGATTATAAGCGCGCGGCCGGGGTGGCGCTCCAGAATGAGACGAAGCAAATCAAGCTGCATTCGGGTCTTGCCGAGGCCGAAGGATGCGAAAATAGCGGCGCGCCCCAGCCGGCACGCCCATTGAATTATGTCTCGCTGGTGCGGTGACAGCGACGGATGCATGGCCGATTGATCGACCTCGAATCCATGCTGCTGCTGAAAGCAGAACTTGCTTTGCAAAAAATTGAGATAGGCCACGCGGTCGAGCATCACCCCATGGTCCTCGTGACGCTCTGGGTGATAGCCGCCATGGCCTCGCGCTCCTCTGGTGTCACCGGCGCGGCGGTGCGTTCCGGGCGCGAGCCTGGCTTCACGAATGCCGTCGAATAGCCGCCCTTCGTCAGCGCCATAATTATCATCTTCGCATCGAGAAACTCGTTTGCGTTGCTGCCGAATTCGTAGGTGGCGCCGTCGCGCGTGGCGAGCACGGTCATCATTATCGGGGGAGCCTTTCGCCATCTGCCGCGGCCTTCGCGTGCTCCTCATCGGTGCAGGGCTTGATGACCATGCAATCGGCGCGCAGTGCTCGGCTTGGCGGCCAGCCCATCGGATAGACGTGCTCATCCTCGACGCGGCCGAGCACCCAATCTTCTCCGGTGGGCCAGTGATGGACATGGTCGCCGGAGCGCATAGCCGGCGTGAGGACCTCGCGTTTGAGGAAGGCAAAGCATTCCTCGGCAGTGTCCGCAAAGTGAAAATGCACCTGGCGCTGGTCACCCGTAACGCCGGTAGGCCCTGTGCCCAAATCAGGAGTGCGGGCGCACCATCCGAGAAATTTCCCGCAAAGTGATGGCTCCCGGCACGGCCTGACCCGAAAATGCCAGTCTCCAACTCGCTCATTTTGAAAGCGGCCATGAGCTTCGCCATCAGCGGGAACGAAGCGCCCGTCAGTGAATTCTCCTATTTCGCGAACCCAGATGCGCCCGTCGTCGCCCTGATAAATGACCATGGTGGCGCCATCGACCAACGTCCCGGACATTTGCAGTTCGGCGGTCGCAAGCTCGGTGTAGACCGTGCCGCGCTTCACGTGGCGCCACCGTGGCTTTGCCGTCGATCGAGACAGATCCTCAGTTTGGCTTTCCACGCTTGCGCTCCTTTTGCCGCTCGGTTTTGGCCGCCAGCTCGGTCAGCAGATATTCCTCGACCGCATCCTGGATCGCTTCCGCCATGCCGATTTTCAGCCTCTCGCTGGCGGTGCTCGGCAGGAAATAGACTGCCAGCTCGTAGCATTTCGGGTCATGCGGCATCACCAGCCGTCCGCCGGCGCGTTCCACGCCTCGTAGAGCTGATCCATGATACCTTGCTCCTCCTCTGGCGTCGGCGTAGGCGCGTCGGGCCGAACAAAGCCCCATTCGGTGACACCATCGACGCCGATTTCCGGGCTGTATTCCGCCCAGTATTCGACCTCCCATTGGTCGCCGCGGAAATTGACGAATGCGATGGCCATCAGCCGATTTCCTGCCGCGCCCGCGCCATGGCGGCGTTCAACCGCACGGCCTCGTCGCCCTGATTCCCGCACGCTTTCAGCTTGCCCAGCCACGCGGCGCGTGCGGCTTCGATGCCTTCGCCTTGGGAGATACCGAGCACCGCGCGCCAGCTTTCCGGCGCCGGCAGCGCCTGGTAGCCGGTGAACGCCTGCTCGATGCTGCCCACGCCCCACCGCTCTTGCGCGCGCAGGGCGCCAATGTGGGCGGCGATGGCGGCGACATTGCCGGCCACGGTATTCCAGCGGTCACACGCCAGCACCAGCGGTCGGCGGTGCAGGTCGAAATAGACCGCGGCGCCCGGGTCTCCCGGCGCCTCCGCATCGAGGCGCGGCTGGCCGTTCGCGCGCAGCGGTATGTCCGTGCTCAAAAGCACGTCGGCGCCGCGCAGCTTGTCGATTTCGTCCGCCAATCGGTCGCGTGCATCTGCCAAGCGAATTTCGACCCGCAGCTTGCTGCCATCGGCCCGCTTTTTAACCGACAGGAATTGAGGCGGTTTACGATCGCGGAATGCCGTGCGTGGCCAATGGGGAGGCCAGGTCAGCGGATAGGCGCTGGGTGCGTCAGGCATTGGCGGTCACCAGGATAGGGGGGGGGGGTTCTGGAAAGGCGTCGCGCAGTTCTTTCTCAGCCGCGTTCCAGATGGCGCGGCGCTTTTCGCCGTATTTCCACGCGATATTGTGCAGCCCATGCAGGATGATGACTTTGCCGTTCCGCATAAGCATGTTCGGGAGCGCGTCCTGGCCGCCGGCGTGCTGGACCCGCACCAATGCGTCCGCCAATATGTCGTAATACCCGTGGCCGGCCTTGGCGTTTTCCGCGGCGCCATTGGTCAATATCACGACGTAGCGCGCGTCCTTCTTTTCCGGCTCAGACATCGCTTTTCTCCTGGGCCGCGCGCTTGTCCGCCATGGCAAGCCAATACTGCTCTTTCTTCGACAGGCGCGTTTCGGAGATCGGCTTCATGTTCGAGCTGCTGCTCTGCCGCCAGCATGAGCCCTCGGTGCACGCCGCGAGCGTGGTGCAGCGGTATCGGCTCACGGGGCACACGTCAGCCCCCATTGCTTTTCTCCAGGCCGCGCAGCGTTTTTAGGATCGCCGCCATGCGCGCTGTCTGCAGGTCCGCGCGGTCCCGTGTCAGCCGGCCGGCCTCAACCCATGAGGCGTACACCCGCTCGCGCATCGCCAGCTCGCGCTCGGCCTCGGCGATCTGGTCGGAAAGCGGCACCGCGCCGGCGAACAGGTCAGCCATTGGCGTCCTGCATCAGCGTGAGCACGGCGTTGTGGCCAAGGGAGAATTGATCCGGCACGGCGCGAAAGGCCGCCTCTCCGTAAGGTTGATCGCTCGGAAATTGCGAGTTTGCGGCCTGCATCGCAGCTATCTCGGCCAGCGCGGCGACCGATTGCGAGAACACGAACGCCGCCGCTTGCTCCCTTGTCATTTGCCGCCGACCTGCGCCGGCGGCGCGACCTCTCGAAATTCCGCCATGGTGGCGACCTCGACTTCCAGGATGCCCGCTGCCGCCCATTCGACAGTCCTGAGATTCCTTTCGGCGATGAGTATGAGCGCGCGGTAGTGCTGCTCGCTGATCGCGATTGTCAGGTAGCGTTTCATGGCGCGGCGGCCTCCAGCACGGCCCGCGCCACGGTGTCCGCGACCTCCTGCAAAATCTGCATCTTTCGCGTTTGGCCCTGGCCCTCGTGCCCGCTCGGCAGTTTCAGCCCGGCACGCACCATGGCCTCGAAAGCCGCGCGCTGTGGTGTCGTCCCCGCCGGCATTGATCGCGGTATGTCGGCGGGCGGCATGTGGGCAACCTGGCGCTCAAGCCAAGCACGTACAGCGCCGACGGTAACGGAGCGCTCGGTGTTCGCGATATAATTCACCCGGCCGCCCGTGCCTTCCTGACCGAAAAGGAACAGGCACATGCCGACGCCCGGCATCGCCTCGGTCAGCGCCGCCATGCAGGCCTGCATATTCTCACGCCACTGCTGCTGAATCGGGTCCATGCCCGGGGTCAATAAGGGGGGCATCGTCTATCCTGCGCGCATTGGGTTATCGAGTTCATCCGGGCCCACGATCGTCCAGTCCGCGAGCGAGCCGTCATAGGCGGTGTCTGTCGGCGTCACCGGCCCGGTGTTGGCGGCGAAATATCCCATCGCCAGCATGCGCTCGGTGTGCATTTCCAGCTCCTCGCTGAAAAGCTCCAGCGCCTCGCGCAGCGTGCGAATAAACATATCGTCGCGGTGGCAGTCCTGTTGGAGCGACGGCATCCGCGGGTGCCAGGAATAGCGGATCGCCTTTTCCTCCTCGCACACCAGCATTTGCCCCTGGACCTGAACCTTGTAGTTCCCGCCGAAGCCTTTGATGTGATAGTAGGTGTGCGTCTGCGGCGCCGGGCATTTGATTTCCAGGCAGCCGCCTTTGCCGCTGATGAGCCGGTCCGGCGACGCGCCCCATTTGCCGTCATCGGTGGTCACGAACCCGACCTTCTGGGTGACGCAGCTATTTTCCCACTCGAACGTCTTGGCGGCGATTGGCTCCTGTTCTTTGCCGTGTTCGATCCAACGCAGGCCGTCGACGTTCTCCATCGGCTCCCGTAGGACGCGCTCGGCGACCAGGCGCGCCATATAGCGTTCTCGCTGGCCGCTCGGCTGCCCGGTCGGCGTAATAATCCGGTGGAATTCGCTGGCTGTCGGGATGCCCAGCCGCAGCGCGTGCCACTCCGCAGAGCCTTGCTGGACGTCGTGGATTATCATTGCCGCGGTCCCGGCTTCCGCTTGCGAAGCGCGTTCATGGCGCGCGGAAAATCGGCCACCTGGATTTCGTCGATCGAGCGCGTCCCCATGTAATCAAGGAAGCCATCAAGAGGCACCTTGCCATCTTCGATGAGCTGCCGGAGTTCGGCGGCCTGCACGCTGTTGATAAACTCGTCGCCGCCGCGCTTCCCGTCATCGTCTTCGCCCTCGAAAATGAGGTTGAGGAGCATGGTAGCGGTGTAACGCTTGCCATAGGTGAACGTGCTTCCGTAGCCCTGGAGGTTGTTCTTGCCGCCGGAGCTGTCGAGCGGCAGCGGTATCGTTGCCGATTGCCGGTGGCCGCCCACGTGGTTCAAATGCCCTGTCACGAGCAGGCCGCCGCCATCGCCGGGGCGCTGCGCACTCTCGAACGACAGCGAAAAGCCCTCGGCAACCAGAAGCGGCCGAATGACGGCGTCGATATCTTCCCAGCGGGCAAAATTGGCGATCTTCCGCTTTGGGCCATCGGGGTCGTTTTTGTTGATCGGATACTCGAGCGCCCCGTTTTTCTTGATGCGCGGAAGACCGGAGGAGAGCCGGGAGTAAGCTTCGGTGAATTCGACCTCCGCGTGCCGGCGCATGACGCGCTCCTGCATATCAAGGAGCGCCTGCATCTTAGTGACGTCGACGGAAGGATCGCGCGCAGCCCGGTCGATCATGGTGAGAACGGCCTGGCTTTGCTCGCCGGCGCGCGTCACGGCGCCGGTGGGCACGGGCCGGTCCTGAATTGCGATTTCGCTCATGCCGGCGGCCTCAGTAGGCGATCGACACGGCGGGGATCTCGCCGCGCGCGATCGCCACCACGATCGCCTGCGCGGTCTCCTCGGTCAGTGCGGCCGCAACCATCAGGGCGTCGGTTGCCTTGCGGTTGATCTTCCCGCGGTGCGCCCGATCGGCCTCACGCTTCTTCTGGGCTGCTGATGCGGCGGCCTGTTCCTGCGCCTGTTGCGCCAGAAGCTTTTTCCGCTCCTCCTCGCGCGCCTGCTGCTCTGCCGCCTCGCGTGCAGCCGTCTCCCGGGCGATCGCCGCCTCGCGTAGGCCGGTGAGCTTTCCCACCGCGGCAGCCCGCGCCGCCTCGGCCTCGTCGAAGTATTCCTCCCAATCGCGGGCAAAAAGGTTCGTGACGTGCTCAATGCCGTTCGCCAGAACCTGGCTGTTCGTGGTGGGCGTGATGCCCCGCTCGGCAGCCGCGCGGATGGCGGCAATGACCTGTTCGTGGTCGGCCTTACGCCGCTGTTCCTGCCGGGCTTCTGACGCCTCTCGGGCCTGCCGTTCCTGGTCGGCGCGGGCTTCCGCCGCGGCCTGCTCCTGCTTCTGCCGCTCCTCACGCTGGGCGGTCTCCGCGGCCACCCGGGCGGCGGTCTCCGCGGCCTGGCGCGTCGCCTCCGCAGCGGCCTCCTCGGCAATCTTCCGGTCGCGCTCGGCCTGCGCGGCCGCCTCTGCGGCCTCCAGCTTCGCATGCAGCGCAGTAAGCCGCTGCACCGCCATGGCGCGCGTCTCATTGGCCTGCACGGCATATTCCTGCCAATCGCGGGTCGACGGCTTGTTGAGCAGGTCGATGCGCAGCTTGGCGTCCATGGCGGTGACTGCGCCATCGGGCCCGCTGCCCGTATCAATAACGGCGACCAATGCGAGCTGCGCCAGGGCATCGCGGTGGCCCCGTATACGGTCGGCCTCAGCCTTGTGCGCGCGCAGCTCGGCCAGCTCCGCAGCCTCGCGCTCCCGGCGCTGCGCGGCCTGCATCATCGAGCCCAGCCTGTCGAAGCTGTCGGTATAAGCTTCGGTGGCGCGCGCCCTGAATTCCTGCCAGTCTCGATCGCGCAGCTTGGTCAGCGCGTCCAGCCGGTCGCTGATTTGCGCCGGCGTCGGATCAACCCCGCCGAATTCCCGCAGCGCCGCCATTTCCGCGACGAGCCGCTCATGCGTGGCAACCCGATCGATTTCGATCTGCTCCCATTCGTCCAGCTCCAGCCCCACGCGATCGCGCAGCGCGTCCATGCGCTCCTCGAGCACGTTCACTTCGGCATTCACGGCGCGCTGCAATTTGAGCGCGTCCGCCTTCATCGCGCTCGCCTTCTCGACGAGCCGCGCCTTGGTGAACGAGACCTTTCGGCGCAGCTTCTTGATCGCCTCGCGCCCAGACGCCGTCGAAATGTCCGGCTTGAACGCTTCGATTTCGGCGGCCAGCTTGCCGAGCAGGTCTTCGTCCTCCCGGTCGGCCTTGATGATCGACGGCGCGGCGTTCCGCGCGAGAACAAGCTCGGTGCAAGATGCCTTTTCGAAGGCCGCCGCCGGCGCGTGGTCCGAGGCGTCGGGCTCATGGTCAATTATCTGGTTCATGATGCGAGCTTTCGTTAAGCGGCGGCGGAGGCTGCGGGCGCGGTGAGCTTGCGGTGATATGCCTTCAACAATCCGAGGCACTCGGTGCCGTACGAAGGCGGTAAACCGGCGCGGCCGGCTGCCAAGAATTTCTCGACGGTCTTGAAGGTCGCTTCAAAGGCCGACGGGTCTTCGGTGTATTCGCGCATCCATTCGTTGAATGCGTTGGCCATTTGCGCCTCGGTCATCGTGCGTCCTTGATTAAGCCGTGTTTATTGCGGGGGCCGGGGCATGCTGGCGCAGCCCGTCGAAAGCAGCATGCCGGCGCCGACGAGTGCGAAAATCGCCAGCGCACGGCGCCAAATTTCCCGAGCCCTGCGCCGGGCCGGCTGCGCGCGCTCCAGCAACATGGCCTCGCGCTCGCGCCATGGCGGAATGACGGTGCAGGGCGGAAGCGGTGCGCGATCACGCATCGACCGGGCCCGGGCGCTTGGCGGCAGCGATCTTCGCTTTGCGGCGCTGGCGCTTACGGCGGTTTTTCATCCATCTGCGCCCATGCTTCACCGGCGGCGCAACCGTCTCGTCGACGTGCTCCTCGCCGATGAATTCGCCGTCCTCGCTGAGGATGCCTTCGAGGACCATATCAGCAATGTCACCCATTATGCTGCCCTCTCCCGCTGCCGCGCCGCCCACAGATCGTGCAGGCGCATGAATTCATTTTCTGCAGCCTGGTATCGTGCATCGAGGTCCCGCACTCGCGGCAGGAAGCGGCGATCGACCAGCTCGTGTTCGTGGCGAATTGCAGCTTCGAGCGCGGTATTCTCGCGGCAAATGGCGTTGCAAAGCCTGTGCGCAGCGATCAGCGCCGGGTCCTTGCAGGTGTTGATATCGTAGCCGCTCATGGCGCGCCGCCGAGTGACGGTATGCCAAGATGGGCGAGCTGCGCCTCCATGCCGGGCGCCGCGATCAGCTTTCCGTCATACACCGCCTGCAAGGTCTCAATCGCGATATCCAGCGCGGCTAACCGAAAGTCAGCTTGGTCCTGCGCAAGCTGCCGCCGCTGCACGAGCGACGGAAACGTGTAGAGCTTGCAAAAATGGTGTTGCTTGTAGACCTCCTGCACAACGATCTGGAAGCGCGGTTTATCCGTGGCCATGGCGCATATCCTTCCACTCGCCGCACGCTTCCATTTCCCGCACAAGCGGCCAGCGCCCGGCGGTGTCGGCCATGCGGCCGGCCGCCGGCGGGAAGCGGTGACACTCCAGCGCGCCGTTCTCGGTTTGAACGGAATGAAGGCAGCCGATGCAGGCGCGCGTGGCGCCTACCCTTTTCGGCGCGGCGGCGGCGCGCGGGCTGCCCGGTTCGCGCGGTGGTTTCGTCATGCCGTCACCTTCGCCGCGTCGCGCTTGGCTTCCGTTTCGATGTAGAGCACGTCGAGAAGGCCGAGCACGGTGAACTGGCCTTCGAGCAACGCGGACGTGCGCGCCTTGCCGATGTGATCAAGAATGCGATTAAGCTGCGCGTGCGTCGCCGTCATGCCGCCTCCTGCCTATGTTTCGAGGAACGCGCGGATGAAGGTTTCCGCGACGTACGGGTTGATCGCGTTTCCCGCGGTTCGCAGGATGCCCACGTCTCCGGGATGCCTTGGAGCCAGAGGGAAAAGACCGGGTTTAGTAGGCCTTTGCTTTCCGTCTCGGCAGGCAATCCATTCAAGCTCGCGCCAGGGATCAGGTGGGCGACTTGGTTCTGAAGCTGCTCGCCCTTCGCCTCCCCGCCGCGCTCCCGCAGGGTCCGGTGATTCGGCGTGCGGTAATGCCGTGTCGTGGGCGTCGCCCAGCCGGCCAACGTGGCTTGCTGCGTCAAAGATTGCCCGGTCATCTGATCCGTGATCGTGCCGGACCTTTCGCCGTCCGATGCCGCCGGCGTTGACCACTCGGCCATCTGCGCCGCTGCCGTCAGACAGATCATGCCGGGGCGCGGGGTTATTTTGCCCCCCTTCAGCGCATCGTTGCCGGTCGGCGTCGGCCACCCAGTAGAGCCGCTGCCTGATGTTCGGAGCGCCAACGCCCGCAGAGCACTGATCACTCGCCCCGATGGCGTAGCCCGATGCTTCCAGGTCAGACGATACAAGGTCGAACCACGCGAGGCCGTCAGCACTCGCAACCTGTTCTCCAAAGATCGTGTCAGGGCCTCGCTGCGCGATGAGCCAGTGCCAGAACGGCCATACGTGCCGCTCATCAGCAAACCCAAGCCCTTTGCCTGCGCCGCTGAAAGGCTGGCATGGGCAGGAGCCGGTCCAGACCGGGCGATCGTCAGGCCATCCGGCCCAGCGAAGGGCGAGGCTCCAGATACCGATGCCGGCAAAGAAATGGTGTTGATCGTATCCGTCGAGGTCGCTTGGAAGGACGTCGCGCACGTCTCGATCGTCAACATCGCCGTCGAAAACAAGTCCCGCTGAAATGGCGTTGCGCAAATGCTGCGCCGCTTTTTTGTCGCGTTCATTGTAGTAAGCGCGGGGCACATCAAACGCGCCCCTTCGGCTGACACTCGCCCACCACCACGCCATCCAGCAGCGCGCGATGCGGGTATTGCAGGCAATAACCGGGAAGCGCGGCCAGGACGGCTTCCTGCGTGCTGTCCACTTGGCCACGCAGGGTCCATGCGCCGCCGCGGAATACTTCGATGGTGAACATGGGCATCACGCCAACGCCGCCGTCAGATTGGCCAGAGCCACCGCACGGCGCCGCTGTTCTGCCCGCAGGCAATCCGCGCCGTCCGCATCGCCATTGGCCACCAGTACGTCCAGCGCCGCAGCAAGCTCGCGATTGGTAGCGTGGGCGACGGTGCCGCGCTGGCGGAATGCTTCCGCCATCAGCATGGCGTTCTTCATTGCCGATTTCATGGCGCGCCACCGGCGGCAAGCGCCGCCTTCAATTTGGCGTCGGCCGCATCATGCGCAGCTTTCGCCTCGGCCAGCGGAAGCGCGTCGGCGGCAAGGTGCTCGGCGTGGCACGCCGCATAGGCTTCGTCGATCCAATCGGCCGCCGCCGGCGCGCGGGCGGCGATCACAGGCCCGCACCGTGGATGCCGAGGACGGCCGCGCCGATGAAATGCCCCAGATGCTGGAACGCGGCGCCGATGAACACCGCCAGCGCCGCCGCCAGCAGCGCGAATTCCAGCCCGGCCACGCCGGCGCAATCGCCGAGCACGCGGAAACGGGGGCGGAAAAAGCCGACCAGCACGGCCACCTTACGGCGACTATCCGGCGCGCGGGGCGCTCCGGCTTGCGCCAGCTCGCAAAGCTGGGCCCGGGTCGGTTCCGGCGCGGTCTCGGCAATTTTTAGGATGCCAGCGCGGTAAGCGGCGACGGCGGCGTTCTTGATCTGTGGCATGGCTTGCTACTCCCCAGCGGCCGGAATGGCTGCCTCGGCTGGGGTTTTATGATGGGACGCATCCCATCCTGTCAACAAGAAAAATGGGACTTATCCCACTAGACTTTCGTTCCTTTGGCGGATAGGGATTCACCAATACGTGAAACTGGAGGGCTCTATGCTAAAGAGCTACCCGGGCGGAATGGGGAGTCCGCCGACAAATACGGACCAGGCTGCGTTGGCCGGGATCGTCAGAATATTGTCAGGCCCCAATGGTGGTGATCCCGTCTGCTTGGCCTGGGCGGCCGGCATCTTCAACCGTCTCTGTCTTGGCGAGAACCATCTCAGCAAAAGAGACGAGCAGGTCCTGTTGACGGCCGGTCATGGCGTCGTAGGCGCGCAAAAGCCGAGCGGCGCGGGCCTCGGATGAGCTGGGGCCGAACATAAGCTCCTCTGCAGTCATCCCCAATTCCGCTGCGAAGCGCCGAAGGTGGTCCATCCTCGGGTTTTTGGACTTAGATTTGACCAAGTCCCTCGCATAAGTGGCGCTGAGTTTAGCTTTTAGAGACGCCTCTTTCGGATTCATCCCGACACGCGCAAGCGCTGCGAGCACTCTGTCGGGCAGGGTATCCATTTGGGAATTATCCCACCCCGTGCGCGCTTTGTGCAGGGCGGAAATATCCCATTGACAGATGGGATGCATCCCATCAACCCTGGCAGGCATGAGCATTCAAACCGACCTGTTGGGCGAGATCGAGGCATTCCTCCCCGAGCGCGGCATCGCTGAAACGACCTTCGGCAAGATGGCCGTGAACGACGGAAAATTCGTCGGCCGTCTGCGCCGCGCCGAGAACATGACGCTTGCCACCCTCGAGAAAGCAAAGGCTTTCCTCGACGAGGAGAAGGCCAAAAAGGACGCGGGCGGCGCGTCGCAAGCTGCGTAATGGCTTCAGTCTGCACCCAGCCTGTTCGCCAGGCTGTCGAACGTCGCCATCGCAGTCGAGCACTCGCTGGCATCGCGCCGAGGCAGCATTTCGACGAGCTGCATGGTCGATTTGTAGGACGCCTGCGCAGCCACCCGCTGCTTGTCGGTCAGGCTCCACTTTGCAAGGAGCATGTCGACCTTGTCGGAAAACCTGCCGACCCGAGGGCTCGGTCCGGCGCATTGCAGTTCGTATCCGGTCATGGCGCCGACGGTGTGCGCGATCTCGTCCGCGCAGTGGGCTCTGTCCGTTCCTTCCAACGGGCATGCATCGCCCGGCGAGGGGCCGGAATCTGTGGCCGGCGCCGGCATCTTCTCGGCCAGCTCCACGGCCACAATCGCGACGATGGCGATCGCCAAGAGCGTCGAGAACCGCATTTTCTTCTCCATTTGAAACGTGCGACGGCGTCACGGCGCGCCGGCCCTGTCAAGGCGGCAACGTGATGGCCCGCGCGGCGCGCCTGGCAGCCGCTGTGCTGGCCCTTGAGGTCGCCGTCTGGTGCCCGATCCTCGCCGCGTTCGCGTGGTGTTCACGGTGATGACCGCACCCGCAGCATTTCTCGAAATTGATTCAGGCGCCGGCCTAGCACGGCGCCGCGCGGCCAAGAGACCGGCAATGCACGCACCGCGTGCAAGCAGGCGGGCTCGGAAACTTCGCTTGGTATTCAAAGGCTTTCTCATTTCGCCGGAACGCCTAACGGCCCGTTTCTGCGAATGCAACCAGAAACAGTGTTCAAAAAAGTAAAATTCGCCGTGTGTTTTGTGACGTTCGCGCTGTCCCACCGCCTCGAAAGTGTGTGTTCGATGTTAATACATGGCTGCACATGGCTGAAATCGCGCAATTCGCGGACTGACTGCGGGTTCTTCTGCAGCAATCCGATCGCGCCCGGCGAGACGCAGTTCTGCTCCTATCATGCTGTGACCAAGCCGCCACTTTCGCACTCGCTTTGGGCGGCCGTGGTCGATGAGGCCGCCCGCTGGGTGCGGATGCGCGCGGTTTGGACGGCGGGCGGCCGCGCGGGCGCGGCGCCATGAGCCGGGATTTCAGTGTCCCGCGCACCGGCCCGAACGCCGTCAACCCGCGCGTCGGCAGCAACCGGCGGGAGCACGGCGGTTCGCGAACCCGGTTCAAGGGCACCGGCCACCACGGCGACAAGGACCGCGCCAGCTTGCGTGCGGATAACCCCGCCGTCGTCGAAGGTTATTCGATATTCCGCACCCGCGTTGTGGCGGCAGACGCGCCCGGCCTGAAGCGCATCCTCATTTCCGGAATCAATAACGCCAAGATCGGCAAAAAGGTCGAGAAGGGCGCGTGGGCCGGCATGCCCATCTTCACGCTCACGCTGGAGGAGCGCGCCACCTGCCCGCGGACATGCGACGTCTGGCGGCAGTGTTACGGCAACGCCATGCATCTGCCCCGGCGCATCAAGCCGGGCCCCGAGCTGATCGACCGGCTACGGCGCGAGCTGGGCGCGTTTCAGGCCGCTTACCCGCGCGGCTTTGCCGTCCGTTTGCATATTCTCGGCGATTTTTATGCGCCCGATTATGTACGGGCATGGCGCTTCTTCATGGCGGGTTTCCCTGCGCTGCATGTGTGGGGCTACACGGCCCGACTGCCAGGCACTGAAATCGGCGACGCTCTCCAGGACCTGGCCGCCGAATATCCCGCGCGCTGGCGCATGCGGTGCTCGGTCGCGGGCGATACTCGGATTGCGCCGATGCAGGTCACCACCATTTGGCGGCAGCCCGATGGCCCCGCGCAGCCAGAGGGCACGATGTGCCCGCAGAGCATGGAAAAAACCGCCACCTGCGGTACTTGCGGCCTTTGCTGGGCGCCATCCTTCGATGCCGAGCGCATCGTTTTTACCGGTCACGGCAAATGACCCCGTGCTCGATCCCCGGCTGCGGCCAGCCGGCCCGCTGCCGAGCGATGTGCAATCTGCATTATCAGCGGACGTGGCGGCTGGGCACGCATTTGGTGGCTAGTCCGCGGTTGCATGGCACGGTGGCCGAGCGGTTCTGGCGCCACGTCGAAAAGCGCCCCGATGGCGAGTGCTGGCAGTGGACCGGCGCTGTCGACAAGAATGGTTACGGCGTCTTCAGGACTGACAAACCGACCGAGCGGGCCCATCGTGTCTCGTTCCGGCTGGCAGGCGGGTCCTTAACGGGGCATTTGGTCCTGCATTCCTGCAACAATCCGGGTTGCGTAAACCCGGCCCATCTGCGCGCCGGATCGCACGGCGACAATATGCTCGATCGCCATTCCGCCGGCCATTATCCGAAGGGCGACGGTCACCCAATGCGGCGACGTGCGAAACGGCTACGCAACGGGGTAGCCGCCCCATGAGCATTCCGCGCGAATACCTCGTCGGGCTCGCCCTCGCGCAAAACGCCATCCCGATCGATGATGCCGAGGCGGAATTGCAGCGCCCGCGCACCGTGTGGCCAGAGCGTCGATTCCTGCCGTCGTTCCGGCATTGGCTGTTCCTCACCACCGCCGGCATCGCCGTCGCAGCGCACGGGAGATAGGCCATGCGCGCGAGCGGGTATGACCGTGCACAGGACGATTGGTATCTCGAACCGGCGTGGACGGTGGAAGCGATCGCCAGCGCCGAAGGCCTCGACAGCACCGTAACGTGCTGGGACCCGGCATGCGGCGGCGGCAATATCCCGCGCGTGCTGCGCGCCCGCGGCGTCGAATGCTTCGCCAGTGACATCGTCGATCGCGGCTTCGGCCAGCAAACCGACTTTTTCAAATGGGATGGCGAAGGCAACACCATGGCCGAGGTCATCATCAGCAATCCGCCATATCGCATCATGGAGGAATGGGTTCGCCACGCGCTAACCCTGGCCAGCGACCGCGTCATCATTCTCGGCCGCCTGGCGCTGCTCGAGGGCCAAGGCCGGCGCGCGTTTTGGGGAGCCACGCCTCTCGCACGCGTTTGGGTATCCAGCCGCCGTATGGCGATGCCGCCGGGTGGAACAGACGTCAAAGCCACCGGCGGCACCATCGCGTACGCGTGGTTCGTCTGGCAGCACGGGTTCAACGGCAAAGCGGAGCTTGGCCACGTATGACCGACGACCTCGAATTCAAATCAGACCGTGAATTGTTGCTGACCATAGCGCGCCGCTGCGGCTCGCTGATCGGCACGGACGGTTACATAGCTGGCACGGTCAGGCGCATTGCCGACCGGCTGGACCCGCCGCACGGCATGAGGCTGGCGGCGGGCATCGTCTTCAACGCCCAAACAGGAGCTATCGTTACCATGTCCGGTTCTCAATCCCCCATCACGCTAACCAATGCCACTAATCCGGCAGCGGCCACGCGCTATCTCGGCGTCATCGACGTCAGCAATGGCACCGCGCTGCCCTCCCTATCGGTTACAGCCGGCAACGCCGCGCTCGTGGCGCTCGTCGCCGGCACCAGCCTAACCGGCATTAACGGAAACCAGTTCACGTTCGGCGTCTATCCCGTCGATACGCAGCCGGAAACCAATGATGCTGTCACCGTCACGGCCACGCTGCCGGATGGCGCCACGCTCGAGTTCGATTTCCTGATCTCGGGCAGCGGCGAAACCGAGTCTATCGATCCCGCAAGCGCCGTTGGCGCATGGACCGGCGCGCCGGCCGTGCCGAGCACGCCCGTCTAGCGCGGCATAATCTGGCCTCGCGCTTCACGGCGCGAGGCCTTCCTTTTTTGGGGGGTCTTCATGGTTGAAAAACTGTCACAGAGCGCCGCCGGCGCGACAAATCTGACCGGCGCCACATTCCGCGGCGCTTTCGCCGGGCTGATGAAGCTGCGGCTCGACGCCAGGGAAGCGCGCGCCGAGGCCAAGGAGCGTGATGCGCTCGTTCGGAACGAGCACAAGCGCATCATTAAGGACCTGGGTGTCAACAAGGAGTCGCTCGCGCTGCTCATCAAAGTCCGCGAAATGGACGGCGATGAAGCCATGCTCATGCTGAAGCACACCGCGCGATACGGCAAATTCATGAACATGCCGATGTTCACGCAGACCGATATGTTCAAGGACGACGCCGCCGAGGAGCAAACGCCCGAGGGGGCCGAGGAAGGCGCGTGCATCGACGCCGAGCAGACCGGCTATTACCGCGGCGTAGCCGGCGATTCGATGGACGAAAACCCGCACCAGGGCGGCCTCGCCGTGCACGTCGCCTGGCACAAAGGATGGAAGCGCGGGAACGAATTCTACAAGCGGTCGAAGGAAAATAGCGGCGACGCTGCCACCGTCACGCGCCCTGCCGGCCGTAAACCGCGCGGCAACCCAGCGGCACCGCCGGAACAAGCACCCGCGTAATGATACTCGCGCTCGATTTGAGTTCGCATTGCGGCTGGGCAGTCGGGGGGCCTAACGGCGCGCCGACGTTCGGCGTATGGGAGCTGGCGAAGATCGAGAACGGCGATTGCGGTGCGCTGATCGACAGCTTCTATGCCGCGCTCACCAACCACGTCTCGTTCTTTAAGCCCAGCCTCATCGTCTACGAATGCGACCTCAGCCTGCATCGCCAAAACCCGGATACGACGGCGCTCATGCAGATGGGCCTCGTGTGCGCCACCCAGCACGTCGGGCACTGCCACGGCGTAAAGCGGCTCGCGCAAGATGCCGGCACCGCCCGCAAACTGGTGCTCGGGCAATATCGTTTCCCGAAAGGCACCGCCAAGGACTACGTTCTCGCGTGGTGCGGCGTCATGGGCTACCGCACGAGGGACCATAACGCCGGCGATGCGCTGGTGCTCTGGAATTATGCCGTCGCAACCACTAAGCGCATACGCCTGGCGCAGCGCGCGATCGACCGGGACGGTTAGATGACCCCGGAAATACTTCCATGCACGCAATGCCGCGGCGATGGCTTCATCTGGCTACACGTGAGCGGCAAGCCGCGCCGCGATGCATGCGGCACCTGCGCCGAGCGTACCGAAATCGAATATCAAACCCTTTTGATCTGCCGAGCTGAAAGCATCGCCGCATGAGCCGCCTTGACCTTTGGATGCCGGTGTATATCGGCGATTATCTGGGGGACACCATGCGCCTCAACACGCTCCAGCACGGCGCGTATCTGCTTCTCCTGTTCGAATACTGGCGCCAGGGGCCGCTGCCGCAGGACCATGGACAGCTCGCCAACGTAGCCGGCGTTTATGACCCGAAGGTCTGGTCTGGCGGCGTGTGGCCGGCTTTGCAGCGGTATTTCACCGTCGGCGAGGACGGCCTGCTGCATCAAAAGCGGATCGACCAGGAGCGCGAAAAACGGCTTGGTCTCAGCGCCACGCGCTCGGATGCTGCCAAAAAGAAGCGCCGCGGCGGCGGTGGCGAAGGTGGCGATGGCGGCGGCAAACCGCCAGCACGAGGTCCGCAAAAGCCACCCGGCACTGGCGGCAACGAGGCTGCAAATGCAATTCCAATTGCTGCAACAAATGCTCAAGCACATGTCGGTGCAGATGCAGACCTATTTGCACCATCAGATGCACCAACTTTAGGTCAGCAAGAGCACAACCTAGAGCAGACACACGCGCGCACGCGTTACAATCACAATCACAGGGTAGAAGATTCAGTCCTGCGGACTGTCGCGCCGACGCCGCCCGCCGTAGACGCCAGGGCCGAACTTTGGGCTTACGGATTGCCGCTCGTCCGCCAGCTTTTGGGCAAATCCGAGCCCGCCAGTCGATCAATCCTGGGCCGTTTCCTGCGCGACGGCCGGGACGATTGCCCGCGGGTGCTGGCCACGCTGCGCCAAGCCGCCGACCTGCGCCCCGTCGATCCGGCGGCTTGGATCACGGCTGCGCTCCAGAACCGCGCCGCCACCGGCATGCAGGGCCGCATCGACGATCAATACGACCAGCTCCGGGATTGGGCTGCTGACACGGGGGCGCTGCAATGAACACGCCGGCGATCCAGGATCCGGCTGCCGGCAGGCCGCGCGGCAATATCCGGGACCAGTGGGTTATCACGCTGACCACGCTGCTATCGCCGGCGATGCCCATGGCGTTGAAGAAACCCATGGAAGCCCTGCGGCCACACCTGGAGACCTTCGCGGATTCGGCGTTCACGGCCGAGACAGCCAGGGCCGTCGCCGAAGCCGAGCGCCATGGACCGTGCCCGTCATGGGACAAAATCGCGCCGATTCTGCGCAAGGCCGTGAATGACGCCAGGCCGATCAACGGCAACGCCCTGCCGGCGCCAGCGCCCGTCGAACACCACCGGCCAGATGCCGATGAAATTCGCCGGATTGAGGAGCTGCTCGCAAATGCCGGCCTGGGCGCGCGCAGGGCCGAGCCGGATGAACCGAAAACCGTGCTCCGTGACGTGTCGTTGATTGGCCCCGTCTTGGCAGCAGCGCGCGAGCGCGGGGGTGTGAAGCCGCTGCACCGAGAAGGCGGTGCCGAGTGACCAAGCGCAGGCGTAAGGCCGTCCATCTCATCAAGTCAAAGCCCGTCATCGCCAAGTTGCCTGCCGGGACGATCCTGCCCGAGGTCCAGCATGAAACCATCGTGGGCGACGTGCTTGAGGACGTCATCACCGCCGGCGCGCCTGGCGAGAAGCCCGTCAAGCGGCGCAAGGCGGTGCAGCGCGTCATCCGCGGCCCGCTCGTGCAGCGCGACGAATGGGACGATCCGGAATCCGTGCACACCAAGGCCAAAAAGCCGCTTCAACGCCACGGCTTCCGCCGCGCGAACCCGGTGCTTTACCTCTCAAAAACCAGCCCGAACCAGGTCACCCCGAAGCACGTCGCCGTATGCGAGCTCTACCTCGACGATTACGACCACGCCCGCGGTGTGTTCGGCAGCGGCTTGGACCTATCCGGCGTGCGCGGCGGCAGTTCGGCAGGCGGCGGCCCAGCGGAAATGCAGCTCGTGGCGATGGACACCCTGCGCGACGTGCATCGAATGATCGGCAAATCTGGCGAGCGCCTGTTGCTGGCCATGCTTGTCGGCGATGCGTCCGGTGTGACCATGACGCTCGGCGCCTACGCGCGGGCAAACGCCATGTCCGACCACACCGCCAAGGGCCGGCTGCTGCAGGTCCTCGATCGGCTTATCGAAGTCTACACGCCCACGATCGTCGGCCGGGTGGCGACCGCAATCGCAAAAACGTGTTGACGGTTTGACAAACCTGTGGTGTCACTTCGTCATCGTCGAGTAATTGGGCGGCGCGCTCAAAACCGAGACGGCATTGGCTGACCGATGCCAACCAAACCCCCCATGTTTCGCCCGCCCGGATGGCGCCCTAGAGACCCGGTTGCGGCTGCTACTGCCCGACGAGCCAAGCAAACCGCCGACAATACCACCTACGATGCCGCCTGGCGGGCCGTCCGAAAACAGTTCCTTGCGGCGAACCCGATCTGCTGCGCGGTGGGTTGCGGCAAGCCGGCAACCGACGCCGACCACGTCCTGTCCGCGCGCGCCCACCCGGGCCTGCGGCTTTCGTGGTCAAACCTTCGCCCGTTCTGCCACTCGTGCCACTCGCGCCGCACCGCCCGCGAGCAAGGCTACGGAAAAACGACGCTACGTTGAGGCTGGACGCCAGCCTGCCACCGAGCCGCTGCCACCCCAGCGGCCACCCAGCCGCAACGGCGCCCAGCCTCGCCACACAAGCACGCCGCGCCGCTTTGCCTCGCACCTACGCGTCGAGCCCGAGTTGAGATACCCAGCAGAGGCGTGCCCCTACCGCCCCCCTGCCAAGGGGGTTCGCACGGATTGGGTATTGTCCCAGCAAGCGTGTTTGGAACAAACTTTTTTGGACGCGTAAACGAGGGTGGGGGGGTCAGATGACCAATTTGCCGCCCGCAGATCGCGTAGCTGCCTCCTCAGGCCGCGTCATCCGTTGCAGCATCGTGCGTTCGTGTAGTCAGTGCGGCGCGGCTTACACCAGCCGGAAGCTCGCTCCGAAATTCTGCTCCGCGGATTGCCAGCATGCTGCCGCCGGCACACGCGGCGGCCCCCGTGACTGCAAAGTCTGCGGAACCGAATTCAAGCCAAACAGGATGACGCATTTTTTCTGCTCGAAGACATGCGCGGGACGGGCGCAGCATCCGAAACCCGGTCCCAGATCGGCCGCTCAAGTTCGCGCCTGCGCGTTTTGCAGCGGCGAAATTCTGGGCGCTGGCGCCACGAAGTATTGTGGGACCGAATGCAAGACTAAGGCAGCCAAGAAGCGCGGCGCCGAGAAACGGGCCATTTCGAAAGCAGCGAGGGCTGCCGCCAAAACCGCCGCTTCGGAGGCTTGGGGTCCGACCTCGAAGCCCTGCCAAATGTGTGGGGTGACGTTCACAGAGACCCGCCGAGGGAGGTATCGGATTTATTGCGGCACCGCCTGCATGAACAAGGCGACGAAGTGCGGCAACTATCGAAGCCGGGCACGGAAATACGGCTGCGATTACGAGCCAATCAACCGCGCGGCGGTCTTCGCCCGCGATGGGTTCATGTGCGGGCTCTGCGGAAAGAAGACCCTGCGCCGCGCCAAGCATCCGCACCCGAGGTCGCCCACCCTCGACCACATCGTGCCGCTGTCGAAGGGCGGCTCACATTCCTACGGCAACGTGCAGTGCGCGTGCTTCGATTGTAACAGCCGCAAATGTGCTGGCGCCGGCGGCCAGACGATATTGCCAGGATTCGGGCGCCCCGAAGTGCACCGTAATCCCCTTGCTCAAAGGCGACGTACGTCGCCCGAAACAGGGAAAGAACAGCCGGGCCGTCTTTCCCTATAAATCTGCGTCTGCTCATGCATCATGGCGTTCCTGAAACATCACGGAACGATGAGCATGCAGAAGTCATCCGAACAGCCTCGGCTTTACACGATCCAGGGATTGGCGGAGTCCCATGGCTTTTCTCGGAGCATGATCTACCGCAACCTCAAAGAAGGTCGGTTGAGGGCCATCAAAATTGGCGTGCGCGTTTATATCAAAGGCGAATCCGTTGAGGAGCTTATCGCGGACGCCGTCGCCGCCACATTCAAATAGCCGATCCGCCGTTTTTTGGGAGATCGCTGTCACCCCTTAGCGCGGGGCCAGCCGTCCGGCAGCGGACGGGCGAACGCAATTCTGGCGCGAGCTTCAAGCCACGCGGCGACCGGGTCTGGGATCTGCGTGCGGCCTTCTTTCCACCGCTGCACCGTCGTCTGGTGCTCGCCGAGGATTACAGAGAGGCCACGCACGGTCCAGTGCAAGGCGTCGAGGATTTCGACGAGTCGATTGGCTGTCATGTGCACACTATCCACACATGGCCAGTGCTTCCGCAAGCCGCACTGACGGCTGGGGGGCGACCGCCGCACTGCGGCTTACACATCACTGGGGAACATCTGTGGCGGGTCAGGGCCGAAAGCCAAAGCCGACGTCGCTGCGGTTGCTGCAGGGCAACGCGGGCAAGCGGCCTATCAACCTCAGTGAGCCGCTGCCTGCAGGCGATCTGTTCGAGCCGCCGGCCCATCTGACCGAAAGCCAATCGCTCGATTGGACCTACGCGATCGCGAACGCGCCTGCAGGCCTTCTGACGATGCTTGATCGGGACGTTCTGGCGATCTGGGTCATAGCCCGCGGCATTCACCGGCAGTGCAATGAAACGCTGGCCCGCGAGGATTTGCTGCTGAAAAGCAAGGAAGGCGGCACGCCCTATCAGCACCCGTGCTTGGCAATCCTTAATCGGCAGGCCGAAATCATGATGAAGGCCGGCGCCGAGATGGGCTTCACGCCGTCCAGCCGCAGCCGCATTTCAGTGGGCGAACCGGGCGCAGGCAACGTTGGCGCGGGCAACAAGGTAAGCCCGTGGGCTGAATTCGGTTAATGCCGCCGGCCAAACGCACGCCCCCGCCGGAGACACCTGAATATCCGCACGTAGCCGCCGCGATCGCTTATGGCGACGCGGTGCTCACCGGCGAAATACCTGCCGGCCGATTTGTACACCTGGCCATCAAGCGCCACCGGCGAGACCTGGCGCGGGCCGCAAAGGGCTGGCGGTTCACCTTCGATTCGAAAAAGGCGGAGAAGGTCTGCAATTTCGTCGAGAAGCTCCCGCACACGAAGGGCGAGTGGGCCCAGGCCGGGGAGCTGCTCCACCTTGAGGGCTGGCAGTGCTTCCGCCTGACTTGCATTTTCGGCTGGGTGCACCGCGACACCGGCTTCCGCCGGTTCCGCAAGGCAATGACCGTTGTGCCGCGGAAGAACGGCAAAAGCGCCGAGAGCGCGGCCGTCGGGCTTTACATGCTGGCCGGGGATGGCGAGCACGGCGCCGAGGTCTACTCAGGCGCTACGTCGAAAATCCAGGCCGGCGAGGTTTTTACGCCCGCGAAGATCATGGCCAACGGCCGCCCGGACATGCGGCGGTTTTTCGGCATGGTCGTGAACGTCTCGAATATCAGCATCCCGAAGACGGCCAGCAAATTCGAGCCGCTGATCGGCAAGCCTGGCGACGGCGCCTCGGCGAGCTGCTCCATCATCGACGAGTACCACGAGCACCAAACGTCCGAGCAGCTCGATACCATGGTGACGGGCATGGGCGCCCGGCAGCAGCCGCTCGCATGGATCATCACCACCGCCGGCGATAACATATCCGGGCCCTGCTACGACGAGCAGCTCACGCTCCAGAAGATCCTTGAGGGCTCGATCGAGGACGATGAGTTCTGGGGCATCATCTACACCATCGACGAGGGCGACGATTGGACCTCGCCCGACGTCCTGCGGAAGGCGAATCCGAATTTCGGGATTTCGGTAAAGGCTGACTTCTTGATCGCGCGCCAGCGGGAGGCGATGACAAATCCCCGCAAGCAGGCCGTGTTCAAGACGAAGCACCTGAATGTCTGGGTGAACAGCCGAAGCGGCTACTTCAACATGCAGAAATGGGCGGAGTGCCCGAAGGCGCCGAGCCTGGAGGATCTGGAAGGCCAGACTTGCTTCCTCGGCCTGGACCTGGCGGCCAAGGTCGACATCGCCGCGCTCGAGCTGATTTTCCCGCTGGAGGACGGCCGCTACGCCCGCCACGGATTTTCCTACCTGCCGGAGGCCAAGGCGCATGACCCGGCGCTGCAACACTACGGCGCATGGGATCTGGCCGGCCGGCTTGTGGTGACGCCCGGCGACATGACGGATTATTCCCGCATCGAAGCCGATGTGAAGGACCTGTTTGGGCGGTTCCAGGTGGAGGGCCTCGCCTATGACCCGTGGCAGGCCCACATGCTGATAACGAACCTGGTGGAGGCCGGAGTGCCATGCCAGGAGTTCCGGCCGCTTTTCGCCAATGTTTCCGAGCCGATGAAGCAGCTCGACGCGCTCATCCAGGAAGGCAAGCTCGAGCACGATTGCGGGCCGACCGATCCGATGACGTGGCAGATGTCGAACGTGATCGGCATTCCGGATGGCAATGACAACGTCAAGCCGGCCAAGCAAAAGCCCGAGCTGAAAATCGATAATCCCGTGGCGCTGATGTCTGCGATGGGATTGCTCATGCGCTGGCAGGCCGATGGCGGAGGGCAGGTTCTCGACATTCAAGTTTGGTAGGAGCCGCCGATGTCTTTCCTATCCGCCGTTCGCGGCGCGGCGGCTGCCTTCATGGCGGGCGGCGGCAGCCGCTCCACGCGGTGGCGGGCGTCTGACGATACCTTCGACGGCGAAAACTGGATAAGCCAGACCTGGAGCTCGCCGAGCGCCACTGGCATCCAGATCAACCAGCAGACCGCCATGTCGTGCGTCGCCGTCATGGCGTGCGTTTCGATCCTGGCGGAGGACTTGGCCAAGCTGCCGGCCGCCCTATGGGACGTGCAGGAGAGCGGCGCGAGGACGGTGAACCGGCGGGACCCGTCGGCGAAGCTTCTCCGCGCGCCGAACGCCTGGCAGACCTGGATGGAGTTCTGCGGGCAGATGATGATGGGGCTTCTCCTACGGGGGAACGCCTACGCCGTCATCGTCCGCGATCGCGGCGGCCTGCCGGCGTATCTCGTGCCGATCAATCCCGACCGCGTCTCGCTTTGGGAGTCGCCGGACGGTAGCCTTTTCTGGAACGTCACCCGCGCCGGCCTGCACGAAATGGCCGTGCTGCGGGACGAGCCGATGCTCATTCCGGATTACGACATCTTCCACCTGAAGGGTCTGTCCGCGAACGGCCTCCTCGGGTTTTCGAAAATCGCGCTCAACCGCGAAGCGATCGGCCTGGCGCTGGCGCAGGAACAGCAGGCCGCGCGGTGGATGGGGTCAGGCGCGCGGCCAGGCGGGATCCTGACCACGGACCAAAAGCTCGGCCCGGGGGTTTCGGAGCGCGTAAAGGCGTCCTGGCAGCAGGCTCAAGCTGGCCTGCTGAATTCCGGCAAGACGGCCGTGCTGGAAATGGGCCTCAAATGGCAGCCGCTCACGATGACGGCGCAGGACATTGAGTTCATCGCCAGCCGCAATTTCCAGAAAGAGGAAATCGCCGCGCTCTGGCGGGTGCCGCCGCACATGATCGGGATTACGACCCGCGGGCAGAACCAGAACATCACGCAACAATCGCAGGACTATTTCAACAATACTCTTTCGACCTACATCCAAATCTGGCGCACCCGCTGGGCGTTTCACTTCGCGATTCCCGATGGCCGCGAGCTGGATTTCGACCGGGCCATCCTGCTCGAAGGCGACGTTCTGGCGCGCTTCCAGATGTATCGCCTTGGTCTGCAGGGCGTGCTCACCACGAACGAAGCTCGCCGGTTCGAGAAGCTGGGCCCGGCGTTGGAAGGCGAAGACGTGTCCGCCGGCGACAAGGTTTTTCGCCCGGTCAACATGGCGGCGATCGACAGCGACGTTTTCCAGGGCGTCGAGCTTCCGGGCGGCCAGAACCCGGCCGGCCCGGGCTCGGATCAAACAGGCGTGGCGCCGCCGGGCGCCGGCCAGCCGGATGCTGCGAACCCCGACCCAGACCAGAGCGTGGCCTGAGAGGAATCACGATGCCCCGTAGCCTTCTCACCGCCGAGCAATTCGCGACGGCGGTGGCCGACCATGCCGGTGCTCCGGCCGCTTCCATCTTCAGGCTGGCGTCCGCTGACCCTGCGGCCGTCGATCGCCAGGCCGGCCGCGTCATCCCCTACATCCTCAGCACGGGCGCGGTGGCGCGTGACGGTCACACCATCGCGCCGGCGGGCTGGCAGCTCACCAATTTCCGCTCGAACCCGGTTTTTCTCTGGGCGCACGAATCCAGTGAGCCGCCGATCGGCCGCTTGACCGATGTTTCGGTGGCGAACGGCGCGCTGCGCGGCATCGTCGAATACGCGGACGCCGACACCTATCCCTTCGCGGACACGATCTTCCGGCTGGTGAAAGGGGGGTTTCTGAATTCGGTTTCCGTCTCCTGGGACCCGATACGCTGGAGCTATTCGACCGATCGCAGCCGGCCCGGCGGCATCGACTTCCTGGAGCAGGAGCTGCGCGAGGTCAGCCAGGTGCCCGTGCCGGCGGACGTCACCGCGATCGCCACCGCCCGCGCCTCCGGCATTGATACCGGGCCGCTCTACGAATGGGCGGAGCGAATTCTGGACAGCGGCGACACCGTGCTCATTCCGCGCGGCGAGCTGGAAAACCTACGCAGGGAGGCAAAAATGCCACGAAACAGCCGCGGCACCGCCGCCGATCCCGCGCCGGGAGTGACGGCCGATCCGCCGGCGCCTGTGGTCATTCCGCCCTACGTTCCGCAGCCGCGCTCCGCGATGCCGGCCGCGCCGCTTGTGCGGGACCTTTACGACGTCTCCTCGCTCGCCTCGCTGATTTCCAGCCTGTCGTTCGTACAATGGTGCATGGCGCAGGAGGCCGCCTGGGAAGGCGACGGCTCGCCATTGCCGGACCGCCTCCTCGACATCATCAAAGCGGCCGGGCAGCTCCTAGTCGAAAGCACGGCCGAGGAGGTCGGCGAGCTGATCGAAAGCCTCAGCGGTGAGGATGGCAGCCTTCGCGCTGCGCCCACGGATGCCTTGACGGGCGCGCAGGCGCTTCGTGCGGCGGTGATGATGATCGCCGGCCGCAGCGTTGCCCCGCAGGCAGCCGCCGCCCGCGTGCGCAACGTCGAAGGCCTCCAAATCGATGCGATGGCCGCCCTGCTGAGGCGCGGCATGTTGAACGCCGCCGGCCAAGCCGTGCTCGCCGACATGATCCTCGCCCGCGCCGGCAAGACATTGTCGGCCAGTAACGAGACCGCGCTGCGCGCCGCGCACGATCACATGCGGGCCGCTGCCGACGGCGTTGCCTCCGTGGTCGGGCAGAACGCGCCGGATTCCGCACTCGATCCGCTGGCCGCGCTCGACCCGCCCACGGTCACGCAACAGCCGGACCCTGACGACGCCGCCAGGCAAGCCCGCGGGCGCATGGCGCGCGCCGCGATCGCCGCGGCCACCGTGGCAGCCGCCGCCGAATAATTTCCGGGCCTCTCTGAATACTGGAGCGGCTCGAACGCATACCGGCCAAGGCCGGTCGCTGCCCAAGACAGGCCGTGGGCTGGCCGCCTTCCGCGTCGCGATGACGCCGCATCCCCCTGATGGAGCTTTTTACCATGAAAATCCCGGAGATCCGCCAGGCGCTGCGCGTGGCGTCTGAAGACCTGTCCAACTATCTCGACAACGAAACCGAGTTCACCCGCGCGCACGGCGTGGTCACCGATCTGCAGGGCCAGCTCAAGCGCGCAATGATCGCCGAAGAAGCGCAGCGCAGCCTCGCCGCGCCGCACGGCGCAGGCGACCCGGGCCAGGGCGCGGGCGACCCGGCCACCGGCTTCCGTAATTTCGGCGAGCAGCTCAAGGCCATCATGACCGCCCGCGTGGACGGCGCTGTGGACGCGCGCTTGACCCGCGCGCCGGTCGGCTCCGGCGAAATCGACCCGTCCGGCGGTGGCTTTCTCGTCCAGACCGATTTTGCCAACACCGTGCTGACGAAGATGTATGACATCGGCGAGGTCGCCCAGCGAGTCCTCCGCCTGCCGCCGTTGTCCGGTAACAGCATCAAAATCCCGGCCGTCGACGAAACGAGCCGCGTGACTGGCAGCCGCTGGGGCGGCGTGCAGGCCTTTTGGATCGGTGAAGGCGACCAGATCAACGCCAGCAAGCCGAAATTCCGCTTGATGCTTCTGGACCTGAAGAAACTGGCGGCGGTCTATTACGCCTCCGACGAGTTGCTCCAGGACACCAACCTGTTCGGCGCGATCGCCACCCAGGCGTTCGGCGAAGAATTGCAGTTCATGTTCGAGGACGCGGTCTGGGAAGGCACCGGCGCCGGCATGCCGCAGGGCATCATGAATTCCAATTGCCTCATCACGGTGCCCAAGGACAACGGCCAGGCCGCGGCAACGCTGACCTATTCGAACGTTCTGAATATGTGGTCTCGCATGTGGGCCCGGTCGCGCGCGAAAGCGGTCTGGTATATCAATCAGGATATCGAGCCGCAGCTTTTCGCACTCAATCAGGTCATCGGCACCGCCGGCGTCCCGGTTTACCTGCCGCCGGGCGGCGTCTCCAGCGCCCCCTACAGCACGCTGTTCGGCCGGCCGGTTATCCCGGTCGAATATGCGAGCACGCTGGGCACGCCTGGTGACATCATGCTGGCCGATATGAGCCAGTACACCGTTGCCGAGAAGGGCGGCATCCAGGCCGCATCCTCGATGCACGTGCAGTTCCTGACCGATCAGATGGCCTTCCGCATGATCTACCGTGTGGACGGCCAGCCGATGTGGAACGCCCCGTTGACGCCCTTCAAAGGCGCCAACACCAAGAGCCCGTTCGTGGTGCTCGCGCAGCGTTAATCGCTGCGCACGGCTACGGTTTTCTTCATTCAGGCCGGAAGGCCTCTCGAAAGGTTCTGAAAAATGGCGAATAAGTTCAACCTCGTCTATGACGGTCATCCCGTCATGGCGCTTGCACCCGCGGCCGACGCCGCGGGTCGCTCCGGCCAGTGGGTCGGCGTCAAAAACACGCATAAGCTCTACGTCGTTGTGAACGTGAACCAGGGCAATGCCGCGCCCGTCACCCTCACATTCCAGCAGGCGACCTCGGCCGCCGGCGCCGGCGCAAAAGCCCTCTCCGGTTCGGCGTTCATCTGGGCAAACCAGGCGCAGGCACAGGCCGCCGGCGGCGACACCCTTACCCAGCAAACGTCGGCAGCGTCGTTCGCGACGTCGGCGGCGATTGCTGCAAAAAAGGTCATTTTCGAGGTCATCCTTGAAGATTGCCTCGATATCAACAACGGCTTCTGTTACGTGCAGGTCATCACCAGCGCGTCCAATGCCGCGAACATCACGCAGGCGGATTACTTCCTGATCCCCGGCCGGTTCCAGCAACAGCTCCCCCCGTCCGCCGTCGTTTAAGGCGCGCGGTAGGATCCCTCGACAACGGGCCCGGCTTTGACGCCGGGTCCCAACTGGAGCTGCGGACAATGACCACCACTTCCAAATACAAGGCCGGCGTCCTGCACTTCCTGGACCTGGCAACAAACGAAACCATTTTCCCGATGGCGGCCTTGTTTTTCGAGGACGACTTCATCGGCGCGGGCTCGAAGGTTTTCCCTACCGCTGCCACGGCCGGAACGCTGTGGGGCAAGAAACTGGTGCAGACCGCCGGCACGCCGATAGTCGGCCAGATTGCCAACGGCGTAGGCGGCCAGGCCGAAATCCTGCTGGACACCACGAGCGAAGCGCAGGAAGCGGTTCTATATTTCCTCGACAACCTGAGCATCGACGCGAGCAAGATCGGCGGTTTCGAGGTCCGGCTACAGTGCCCGGTGCTTCCAAACGGCGCCGTGCAGGCGGTGCTCGGCTTAGCGTCAAGCTACGTTTCCGGGCCTGACAATAACACCGCCTACGTGCGGTTCGGCCTGCGTGGAAACGGCGTCCTTCTTGCGGAAAGCTACGATGGCACCACCCGCAACACCGAGCAGGTCGGCTTGACCATTGGCACTACCACGGAATGGCACATCCTGCGCGTCGACTGGCCGGGCGATGGCAAGGCGCATGTCTGGATCGACGGCGTGGAAAACAACGCTCTCGCCATGACCTTTGCGCCTTCCGGCACCCTGGCCGTCATGCAGCCCTACCTCTCGCTCTACAAAGCGTCCGGCGCGGGCAATGGCGAGCTGGCGATCGATTACTTCCGCACCTGGGCCAACCGGGTCTGATGCTGAAGAAACCAGGCCGCGACCGCATGGAGCGATCGCGGAACCTACCGAACAGGGGGCCGACCGATGGCGTTGGAGAACAATGTCAACACCGCGACGGGGACGTTCGCAGCGGCGGGGACCGTGTCGACTGCGATCAACCTGGCCCCGTTCTGCCCGTGCGGCATCCTGACGGACGCAAACTGGACCGCCGAATCCATTAGCCTTCTCGGCTCGATCGACGGGACCAATTTTTTCCCCGTCGTCGGCGCCGCCGGCGCGCTTTTCAGCGGCAACCTGGCGGCGTCCTCCTACCTCTCGTTCGACCCGAGCCCGCTGCGCGGCCTGTGCGCGATCAAGATCGTCTCGGCCGTCGCCCAGACCAATAACACCACGCTGACCGTCACCAGCGTCCCCGTGATCTAAAGGGGCCCGGCCCATGGGCATCCAGGTCATAACCACCGTTATCACACCAGCGGCCAGCTACGATCTGACGGACCTGCCGACTGTGAAAGCCGAGCTGAATATTCCAACGGCCGACACGACGAAGGACGCCTATCTTCAAGGCAAAATCTCGATCGCGTCCTCAATGATCCAGGAATATTGCAACCGGATTTTTGCCGTCGAAACGGTGCAGGACCTGTTTTACCCGGACCGCGACTTCGAACCGTTCTGGTCCCTAGGCAGCTTCAATCCGTTACAGCTCTCGCGCTTCCCGGTCGCCTCCGTCTCGTCGATCGTCATACAGGTGGACCCGAATCTTGCCGACAACGTCACCCTGACCCAGGGCACGGATTACGTGCTCAATCCGATACCGGGCCAAGTCATCGGCCTCAGCGCGCTCACCGGCTTCCCGCGCAAGTTCTTCTCGCTTCCGACCACCGTCGAATATGTGGCCGGGCACGCCACCATCCCGGGAGGCCTGGTGCAAGCCACGCTGGAGCTGGTGACCGGCGCCTTTTATCAGCGGGCGCGCGACCCATTTGCCAAGCGCACGAACCAGATGGGCGGCGTTGGCGAAATCGAATACTGGATTCCGGACGGCCCGAAAGGCGCGTTCCCGCCGAGCGTGCTGGAGCTGATCGACCGCTACCGCGTGCCGGTTATCCCATGATCGGCTATGGCGCCCGCGTCATCGGCGATAATCGCGCGGCGCTGCGGTTCGACCAATTTCCGGAGTTGGCCCACGCAGGCCTGCGCGAGCGCATGGTAGAGGTCACCGCCGAGCTGGAGGGCGCCGTCGAGGCGCTCGTGCCGCGCGGCAAAACCGGAGCGGTGGCTTCCGCGATCCATAGCGGCACCGAGGACAGCAACGACCGGATCCGCGGCTGGGTTTCGCTCGCCGGCGCTCCGGCGGCCGTCGTGAAGCAGGCCGCCGCGCTCGAGTACGGCAGCCGCGGCGAGAGCTTCATCGTTCAGTCGCATCACCGCACGCTGGACCATATTTTCTCGCTGTTCATTCAGCCAATGGACATCGTGGTCGACGAATACTCGCGCACCGGCGGCCTGGCGCAGCTCGATTATTTGCACGGGCCCTATCACGAGACAGCCGGTTCCGTGCTGGACAGCTTGAACGAGGCCGTGGAGGCCGCAGTGCGGAAAACCAACGATGCTTGATGCCGGCGATTTTCTGCACACCGGCGCGGATACGCTGCCGTTCGGCATTTGCAGCGATAGCGCGGCGGCGATCGAGGCGCTGCGCGATCTGGCAAACCAGATGGAGGCAGGCACGGTGGTCATGATCCAGGCACAAACTGGCTGCACGGTGGCAGCAAATGACATGCAAAAGCATGTCATCTTCCTCGAATATTCCCGGCGGCCCTGGTAGCCGATGCCCGTCAACCGCGAGGAAATACTGGAGGCGCTGTTCCAGTTTGTAAGCGGCTCGCCTATCTGGTCGACGAAGGACCGCCGGCTTGCGCACTGGTCTAAGACGCCCGGCCAGCCGGCGATTTTCGTGCGGCCGTTCGAGGAGGAGGCAATCCCGCCGGCCTCGTTCGGCATAAACCCAAACACGGAAATGACCGCGCAAATCTGGATTTACTGCCAGAACGGCGACGGGCCTGCATCGACGAACCTTACCGATCTGATGGATCTGATCGACGCGCTGTTCACGGCGTATCTGACCACCGATGGCCGGCAAACGCTGGGCGGGCTGGTGTTCCACGCCTGGCGCGAAGGCCGCACCATCGTCGCCACTGGCGAGCCGCAGAGCCAATCGGTCGCCGTGATGCCGATCCGAATGCTCGTGCGAGACCTGATCGTTCCCCGCGCGAAGGCGCTCGGCACCGTGGCAACCGGCGCGCCGGCGTCGATCATCACCGGAGACGTGCTGCCGCTTTCCGTCGTGTTCAATGTCGGCGTCACGATCGCCGGCGGCGTGCCGGTCCTGCAGCTCAACAGCGGCGGCACGGCGGCACTGCTGCCGGCCCCGCCGGCGCGGGGCACCACGTTCCAGTTCGATTACACGGTCGGCGCCGGTGACACTGCGACGCTCCTATCGGTGACCGGAATCGAATTGAACGGCGCCACCGTGGTCGACCAGTACGGCAAAACCGCAGACCTCACGCTTGTTGCCGGCGCCCTGCCGCAAGCGATCGCCGTCAATCCGCCCGGAGCATGAGCGCATGGCAGACGAAGCAGAGACGCCAGTGGAGACCACGGCCGATGCCGCGATCGAAAGGGCCGTGCATGCGGCACTGGACGCCACGCACGCCAGCAAGCCCGATTACGCGAAGATCGTGGCGGCATGGGTGAACGACAAAATCATGAACACGCCTTCCTCCGCGGACACGGCCGGGTTCAACCACCTTACGGGCGACGCCATCCCCGAGCTTATCCGGCGGCTCGAAGCTGCCTGACCAGATGCCGGCCCCGCGCGGCCGGTAGCCATAGAACGCCCCTGGCAAGGGCTTCCCGCAGCGTCGTGAGACGCCGCATCCCAAAGGCCGTGCTCGGCCAAAGATGGAGCCTTTATCATGGGTCAGATCACGTACGGTCCTGGCGCCCTTTGGGCGAAGCGCATCGATATCCCGATGGCCACGCCCATCAACATCGGCAAGGTCAACGAATTTTCGTTCGACGAAGATGGCGAGGCAAAAAGTCTGTACGGGTCGACGGACTATGCGCTGGCGGTGCGCCGCGGCACGGTGAAAACGAGCGGCAAGGCCAAGGCCGCGCTCATGTCGGCGCAGGCTATCAACCTGTTCAACGGCAACACCATTGTCGCCGGATCGCAGGTCCTCGTCGCGCAGGGAGAGGCCGTTTCGATCCCGGCCAGCGCGCCTTTCACCGTGGTCGCGGCCAATGGCGCGAATTTCGACGAGGACCTCGGCGCGCTCTATGGCGCGACCCAGAATCCGATGACCTTGGTAGGCACGCTCACGGCGGCCGGCCAGTACGAGGTCAGCACGGGCGGAACCTATACATTCGACAGCGTCGACGCCGGCGCTGCTGCGCTCCTCAATTATTCCTATAAGGATACGACGCACGGCGGCTTCACCAAAACCACCATCGCGAAGCCGATCGGCACGATGCCGGTTTTCGAGCTGATATACGTCACCGTCGACGCGGTTGGCGGCAGCTTCTATTGCCGGTTCTACAACTGCATTTCGACGAAACTCGGCCGCGGCTTCAAGCTGACCGATTTCATGATGCCGGAAATCGACTTCCTGATGGCGCAAAACGCCGCAGGGCAGGTCTATTTGGAGAGCTACTCGCCCTCCGGCGCGTAGCAATTGAACGGGGGAATCCATGGTTAAGCCGGACCGGAAACTGTTGAAGACAGACGACACCGCGATCGATGCATCAATCTCGGTTATCCGGTTCGGCGGCGAGGCGTGGCCGGTGCCAAAACTCGGGATCAAGCAGCTCAAGCTCATCAACACGAAGCTTGATCGCCTCTGGGAAATCCTCATCACGAATCAGGCGCCGATGAACACGCTGTCCGACCAAGATTGGGAGGACCTCGGCTACGTGACCTATGTCGCGCTCACCCGCGCGCACCCTGACCTGACCATGGACGAATTCGAGGACACGGGCACCGATCGGCAAGAGCTGGTGTTCGCGTTCATGCCGATCATCACCGCAGCGTCAGGCCGGAAAAAGGAAACCAAGCCGGGGGAATCCGCGGCGACGGAGAGCCCTTAGACTTTTTCCAGATCACGGCCCGCCTGTCGCGACGGCTCAACCTGCCGTGGGACGTGATCGAGGAAACGGTCACGATGGAGCGTTGGCAGGCCTATGAGGCGGAGTGGGCTGAAATCCCCTTCGTCGATGATATGGTCGCGCATTTCCTGAATTTCAAAAAGCCGGAGCCGACAGAGGTTCCGATGACGCGCGAGCAATACCGGAAACGGTATGGCCATTAGGAGCTCCGCATGGCCTCGAATGTCACCATCGCCTATTTGGCGGACGTCACTGACCTCCGCACGAAATCTGCGATCGCCAAGGCGGAGCTGTCCGACGTCAACGCGGCGGTGCGGGAGCAGGTGTCGGCGTTTCAAGCTGCGAGCGACGAGGCGAAAGGACCCGCGCTCGAAGCACTCCAGGCGCTTACTGCACAGCAGAAGGAATTGCAGGCGACGGTCGCCAAGACTACGGCCGAAATCAAGAAAAGCGCGGCGGCGACCGAGCACCACGCCGGCGTCCTCGGCAGCCTGCATGAGCGCGTGAAGCTCGCCGGCGAAGGCTTTGAGCACTTGACCTCTTCCCTATCGGTATTTTCGGATGCAGCGAAGTCCGTGGGTGAGTTTGCGCTGGCCGGACTGGGCCTCGAGCGCGCGGCGGAGGCGATCAACAAATACGCCGAGGGCGCCGAGGCAATGGTTAAGCTGTCGGCCGCCACCGGCCTGACGACGAGCCAGCTTTACGCCCTGAAGACGATCGCGCTTGAGACGAGCACGCCGTTCGAGGTCATCCAGGGCGACCTCGCCAAGGTGGCGCGGGCAATGCAGGACGCGGCGGATAATGCCGACGGCAAAGCGTCCCGGGCCCTTTCCGCCATGGGCATCAACGCGCAGGAAGCGGGCTTCAAGAACGCTACGCTTGCCGAAAAAATCGACATGGTCGCCGAGAAGCTCTCCAGCTACACGGCCAGCCAAAACAAGTCGAACATCGAAATGGCGCTGTTTGGCAGGTCCGGCGAGGATCTGACCACCGTCCTAAACACGCTCGGTCAGCAGGGCTTCGCCACCGCCGAGGAGCACGCCCGCCAGCTCAACCAGAACCTGTCCGGCGAGAGCACCGAGGCGGCCGAGACCTACATCGGCCACCTGCACAACGTCGAAGAAGAATTTATTTCGATCGAAAACACGATCATGGGCAAGGTCATCCCTGCCTTGGATCACATGGCCGTCGCGTTCGATATCGGCCTTAATCTCGACCAGGAGATCGCGCGAACCAAAGAGCAGATCAGGGACTTTTCGAGCACCTGGAACCTGGCGCATGACATCCTGGCAACCGAGCCGATTGTCGGGCAGCTATTCACGGATACGCCTGGCCTGTCGCAGCTTCAGGCGCAGCTTGCCGCTCTGGAGGCGCAGAAGGCAAAGCTCCAGGCTTCGACTGGCGACCGGCCCAAACCCGACAGCGTGCCGGCGCCGCCGATCAGCGACAAATCCGGCAATGACCTGAAAACCTGGAAGGACGAGCTGCTCCAAAAGCAAGTTGTCGAAGGCCAGTTCCACGCCATGTCGGCGGCGCAGGAGGCGGCGTTCTGGCAGACCAAAATCGCGCTCACGAAAGCCGGCTCGGATGAGCAGCGCGAGGTCCTTCAGGAATTCGAGAACGCCAGCCGGCGCGCGCAGAGCGAGGGCGCCCGTGCCGGGTCCAAGGCGATCCGCGACGAGTGGCAGGAGTATTCCGCGTCGATCAAGGAGAAGATCGACGCCGACAAGGGCCACCTTGACCTGCAAATCGCGCTCGCCGGCCAATGGGTCGCCGAGGCCGCCCGGCTCTATAAGGTCGACAGCAAGCAGTACAATGACGCGCTGAAGGAACAGAACGACCTCAAGCGCCAGCAGGCCGAGCAGAACCTCGAAATCTCGAAGGAAATGGCTGAGGCGCAGGCGAACCTCGCAAAAATCGGCGAGGGCTCGAACAAAAACGAATTCAAGCCGAGCGTGGGCTTGGCGTTCGACAGCTCGGCCATGAACAGCCAGGTGACCGCGCAGGTGGCGCAGCTTCGCGCCGTGCTCGATGAGCAGCTTGCGGAGCTGGCCGCCCACGAAAAGGACAAGATCGACCTCGGCGACACCGTCGCGGCCGCGGGCGATTACAAGGAGGCGACGGCCGCCCTGCAGGAATATGTCGCCAAGGTCGCCGAGCTAAACCAGCAGGCAGCCAATGCCGTGCAGCAATCGTGGGCCAAGATCGGCGCGCCCATCGAGGGCGCCTTCTCGAAGATCGCCGGCGCGGCCATCGGTGGCGGCCGGCAGACCGGTTTGGCCATGGAAAAGGCCGCGATCGGCGTGGTGCAGAGCTGGGCCAAAAGCGGCATCGAAATGCTGGCCCACTGGGTGGCCACGCAGCTCGGCATGACGGCGGCCTCCGCTTCAGGATCGGCCGCGCGTGTGGTCGCAGCTTCGCCCGAGGAGGCCGCCACCATAGCCCAGCTCGCGGCAATGCTGGGCAAGCACATTTCGGTGGAAGCGGCTAAGACGGGCGCTACGGTGACCGGCGTCACCATCCGGACCGCGGCAACCACCGCCGGCGCCGCCACCGCCAAGGCAGCAGAGGCCTCCGCCGGGTCCACGACGGTCCTGGCGGCTGCCGGCAAGGCGGCGGCAGGCACCTACGCCTCCGTGGCCCAAATCCCCTATGTCGGCTGGCTCCTGGCCCCGCCGGCGGCGGCCGCGGCCTATGTGGCGGTGGCCGCCTACCAGACGATTGCCAGTGCTGAGGGCGGCTGGGACCAAGTCCCATACGACAATTATCCGACGAACCTGCATAAGGACGAAATGGTGCTGCCGCGGAATATCGCGGACTCCGTTCGCGACATGGCGGCAAGCCGGGCGGCGCCGCCACAGGCCAGCGCGAGCAACGCCGCGAGCAGCTCGTCGACAATCAACAATCTGGGCGGGAATTCCCACAGCGCGGCGTTCTCCCAGACCAATCATTTCCACGGCAGCGGCGCCGATACCGAGGACGATATGCGCGAGAAATCCGCGGCGCTCGTGCACAGCAACCTTCAGCACTGGTACGGCAACACGGGCACGGCGACCCTTCCTGGGCGCCAGGTGCGGAAGTGACGGATTTTCAGGCGCTCGATTCCGCCGCAACGGCAATGGAGGCAGTCCTTGCGCTGACCGGCGTCGACGAAGCGACGGCCATTTCCGCCGCGCTTTTCGTGGCCGCGCGCCGTGTCGGCGCCATCGCGCAGGATGAGGCGGCGCTCGCCAAGCTGCAGGACCTGGTCGCTTCCCAGGCGCGTGAGCTTTGCGCGATCGAATATGCCCGGGGGAACGCATGAGCCTGATCGTATTCGACGGCTTCGACCATTATGCGGCGCAGGCGGATATGCAGGCCCGCGCGCCGGGCCCGCTGGCCTGGAACGACATAAGCGGTGCCTCTTACCCCGTCGTGACGTTCGTTCCTGGCCGCGGTGGCATCGGCAACGCTGCCGCGCTCCAAGCGTCGGATTTTGGGCCTGTGGGCGTGGGCGCTTCCTTCAACGCGAATTACACCGCAGGCTTCCCGTCGATCGCGACGCTCATGGTCTCGGGCCTCGTCGGCATCGTCGATTACATGCTGATGGACTATGCGAACCAGATCGCGCAATTGACGCTGCGGTGCTTCACCGATTCCGGCATCATCCTGGCCTATGCCGGCGACCCGGATATCGGCACGCCGACCACGACGGCGGTGCTCCTCGGCTCCTCGCCGCCTAATGCCTTTGCGCCCTATGTCTGGAACAAAATCGAGGTTAGCGCCGTCATGGGGACGGCGGGATCGTTCGACATCCATGTGAACGGCAATTCGGCGTTTTCCATGTCCGGCGTGCGCACTATCGCGCCGACGTCACAGACGCCCAGCCCGAACACATGGTTCAACGGCTTCAAGGTGCGCGTGCAGGGCAGCGGCGTTTCCGAGCCATTCGCGTATCTCGACGATTTCAATTTGAACGACACCACCACAGGGCCAGGCACCTACCCGTGCAACAGCTTCCTTGGCGACGTGGCAACGCGCACCCTTAAGACGGCCGCCAATTCCTCGGTCCAATGGACGCCGCTGGCAAATGCCAACTGGCAGGAGGTCGGCGAGGTCCAGTTCGACGCGGACGTCACCTACAATTTCGCCACGGCGGTCGGAAACAAGGATGTTTTCAGCTTCACCACGCTGCCCACCACCGTCTCCGCAGTGCTCGGCGTGCAGGTCACCGGCGCGTATCGCAAGCTCGACGCCAGCGACCAGACCATTTTGCAGGGCATCGTTTCGGGCGGCACTTCGTCCAGTGGCGCGGTTTGGCACCTCAGCCTCGGCTATATGTACACGACAGACCTTTTCACGGTCGATCCGCACACCGGCGCCACGTGGCTGCCGAGCGCGGTCAATGCGCTTCTCGCCAGCTATACTCTCAACAGTTAAGGAAACAACCCGATGAGCCGCGTTTATACCGTTCAATTCGCTGGCGTGTCTGTCAGCGCCGTGCAGGACCTTTTGACGATCTTCACCGGCGCTCGAGCGATCAAGGTGCATAGCGTCATTCTGGGGCAGATCACGGCGACCGCGGTGGGCAACCTGCCTATCAGCATCAAGCGCCTGGCGGCCACCGTGACGCCCGGCAGCGGCGGCACCGCGCCCACACCGGTCCCGGTCAGCTTGAACGATGCTGCGGCCACCGTGACGGCGCACGCAAATGACACCGGGCGCACAACCACGTCGGGCGCTGTCCAGACATTGATTGCCGACGTGCTGAACGTGGTTAACGGCTACCTGTATCTCCCGCCGGCCGAAGACCGCATCGTGGTTGGCCCGGGCGAAGCCCTCGTCGTATCGCTCGATGCCGCGCCGAGCGGTGCCGCCCAGTTCATGAGCGGGACGATAACTTTCGAGGAAGTGTTCTAAGCCGCTTATGAAAGGTTTCGGCTATGGCTTCTATTCCTTGGGACGGCTGCGGCGAAGACGGTCAGTTCGTGTACGGCAGCGGCAGCGGCTTGAGCATGCAAACCGCCAGCAACCGGTATCGCCCGGCATATTCCCGTTACGGGCGGGGCTATAGTGGCGGCGGCTATGACATCCGTATTTGGCCGCAGGGAACCCTTTCGAGCGGGTGGGCCACGGCTCGGGTCTGGTGCAATGCGGACAGCGGCGACGGCACCCAAAAAATGTGGGGAATGGTCGACGCCTCAAGCAATTTAAGGCTCTACATCATCTTGAATAGCGCGGGCGATGGCCCCGGCGGCCCATTTTATGTGTATAAGGTCAACTCGGTCGGCGCGACGACACTGCTGGGGACAACCACCGGCGGCTTCAATTATGGGCCATCGGTGCCGGATAAGTTCGACGCGGATTTCAATTATAGCACAAGCGGACACCTAAACCTTTACGTTAATGGAACGCAGATATTCTCATACTCGGGTGACATTACCACAGACGGCGTGAGCGCCTTGGCCGGGACGTATCACGGCGCTTGGGCGCCGTCTTTTGGCGCATTGTGTTCTTGGTCAGAGCATTACACGGACGCAGGCGCTTCAACCCTTCCTTTCCTTGGGTTGAAGACCATGAATGCGACCGGGGCTGGCACCTTGGACCAATGGACCGGGGCGTACACCAATGCCGCGCAAGAGACCGTAAACGACGCGAATTTCGATGCAGCGGGCAGCGCGGGCGACGCCCAGCGTTACGCGATGAGCAGCGGCGTTTCTGGCATTGTGCTGGCGGTATTCACGGAATTAAGGGCCGAACAGGGCACACTATCGAATTTGAAGGTGGCGCAACTCATCGGCGGCACACAGTATTTGACGGCCGCCCAAACCCCGCCGGGCGCTTTTTCTTATCCCGGGGTACTGTATGTGCAGCCCAATTCCCCGGCCAGCGGTGTCGCTTGGATGCCCGCGGAATTGAATACTTCTTTTGAAGCCGGCTACCAAGCGGACTAAAAAAATGGAGGTTTCGAAACAGGTCCAATTCGTTGCGACTGTCGGCATTGGCATGTCCGTCAGTAAGCAGGTCCAATTCGTCGCCTTGGTAAACCCGGCCGCCAAAGTCAGCAAACAGGTCATGTTTGTTGCGATCGGCGGCTCGGCGCCTCCCACGCCGCTGCCGGTCGGCAATCGTGCTCACGTCATGTTTGCGGCACATGCGCAGGAGAGCTTTCAAGGGCGCCGCGCTCGCCCAGCAGCCGCTCCCGCATTTGTCCCGCCGCCCGCTGGCGCGCTTCCATCGCAAAGCCGCTTGGCGCGCACCATTGCGGCTCATTTTTTCGAGACGCCGTTCGCCGGCCGGGCGGCAAAGCAGGTAGCCCGTGGCGTGCCGCCAATGCCGCCCTCGCCGGCAAAGGCGTTCGGCGTCCGCCAGGCGCTCCACCGCTTCAATGCCTTTTTCGACGCGAGGCCCTACGCGGGCCGCCGGCAGAACCGCTTCCTATTCGGCTACGGCGGCGGCACAAATCTCCCGCCCCGCGCAAGCCAAATCGTGGCCGAGGCGCTGGCGAGAAGCCCCGCTGGCCTGCGCGCCTCTCAAATCATCCTGGAGGCGCTGACAAAGGACCCTGCCGGCGCCAGGGCCAGCCAGATCGTCACCGAGGCGCTCTACAAGCAATCGAACCCGGCCTTCGTGCGGGCGAGCCAGCTCGTCATCGAGGTGCTCGTCCCGTACACGGAGCTGCCTGTGATCCCGTATTATCCGGACCTCGTCGCTCTCGCGCTTCCGCTCAAGAAGACGCCGAAGCAATCGGTCGGCCGCGCCACAGGGTCATCAGGCCGGGAAATCGCCGTCAATTATTGGGCGAACCCGCAATGGGAATGGGACCTCACCTACGAAGTGCTCGGCGATACCGGGCAGAATGTCGGGTCGAACACGCAATCCGACATAAAGACCATGATCGGGTTTTTCCTCAGCCGGGTGGGCACCTTCTGGCCGTTCTATTTCCGGGACCCTGACGACAACCAGGTCACCGGCCAGGCCATCGGCATGGGCGACGGGGTGACCAAAACGTTCGTCTTCGTGCGCACCTACGGCCTCAGCACGCTCGGGCCCTTCACCGGCACCGAGCCAGTGGGAAACGTCGACGAACGTGTGATAGCGCCCGTTGTTTATATCGCCGGCATCGCGCAGAGCAGCGGCTTCACGATCGACACAAGCGTTCCCTATGGGAATACTGTCACCTTTGCCATGGCACCGCCGGCCGGCCAGCCGGTTACCGCGGACTTCGCGTTCTGCTATTTCGTCCGGCTCAAGGAGGATAGTTTGGAATACTCGAAATTCTCAACCGGCCTCTGGGCGCTCGAAAAGGCCACAATTTTCTCCCTGAAAAACTGACATGCGCCCAGCAAACGCCGCGTTGATCGCATTCCTGGCCTCGCGCCGGAACGCGCATCAGGCGGACCTTTTCCTAATCACGCTGGCGGACGGCACTGTTTACGCCTGGACGTCGTGGGATCAAACGCTTTTCGCCGCGCCTTACACATATTCGCCGCTGTTCGCCACCGGCCGCGGTCCACTCATTTCCCGGCAAAAATGGAGCGTCAAAAACACGATCGACGTTCCATCTATGGATATCACGATCAATTCCGACGGCATGGACATGCCGGACGGCTCCAACCTGAAAGCGGCGGTCTGCAACGGCCTGTTCGATTATGCGACCGTTCTCCTCTCCCGCGTGTTCATGCCTACACCAGGCGACACCAGCCTCGGCGCCGTGCCTCTTTTCGGCGGGAATGTGGCGCAGACGTCGATCGACGCCATCGGTATCAAGCTGACCGTCAAAGGCGCCAACGTGGCGCTCGCGCAGTATATGCCGCGCAACCAATATATGACCTCGTGCATCCACAGCGTTTATGACGACGGGTGCGCGCCAGATCCCGGCGCGCCAGGGGGTGGCCCGGCCCGCTCCGCTTACACGGTTGCCAATAGCGTCGGCGCGGGCTCGACCCGGTTCTTTATAAATTGGGGCGCGACCCCGCCGGCGAATTACGCCAATTTCGCGCTCGGCTATATCACCTTCACCAGCGGCGCCAACGAAGGCGCGGTGCGGACGATCCCGGGCGGCCAGGCCACCGCCGCCGGCGTTGGCTTGGCCTATCCGGTGGGCGAGACGCCGGCGGCCGGCGACACTTTCACCGTGACCTATGGGTGCGACCGCACGCGCGGCGCCAAGGGCTGCGCGTTCTTCGACAACCTCCAGCACAACCGCGGATTCCCATACGTGCCGCCGGCAGATTTCGGCGCTTAGGAGCTGCCATGAAGGTGACCCGGGACAAGCCGGCGGATAGCGAGCCTAAGCCGTTCTTTCCGGTCCCGGTTCACGCCTGCGTGGATGCGGCGCTGGAGCGGTTCCAGCGCGCCCGCGTCATTGAGGCGGCGCTGTCATGGGTGGGCACGCCATACCGCCAGCTCGGCTACACGAAGGGACCGCAGGGCGCCGTCGACTGCTCGATGCTTTTGGTGGCTGCACTCGTCGAGGGCCGCGTGTTCGAACCGTTCGATCCGCGGCCGTACAGCCCGACGTGGTTCCTCGCGCGCAGCGAGGAGAAATACTTGGCGTGGCTCGGCACGATCGGCGAGCAAACCGAGACGCCACAGCCCGGCGACGTCATGGTGTTCCATTATGGCCGATGCTACGCGCACTCGGGCATCATCATCGACGATAATTATATCGTGCACGCCTTCGCCGATCAGCGGAAATGCCGGCGAACCGAGCGGACCTGGCCGGACCTAACGCGCACCGGCCACGCGCCGCTTTACTATGACTTCTGGGCGAGGCTGCGGACCTGATGTGGCGAGACGTGGCCGCGATCGCGCTGGCCACATTTGGCGCTTTGCTGCTCATTGCAGCGCTGTTCGCGCGTGAGGCATCGCCATTGGCGCCGGTGGGAGTTTTCCCTTGCGTCTGCCGATAATTGGCGCGACGGTGCCGGCTTCGAAAGTCGCCGGGCTCGCCCTCCCGTTAGGGCCAGAATTGACTTTTCCCGTTCTAAAAATCGGCTTGTCGAGCGGGTAGTAGCAGGGGCGGTCAGAGAGGCGCCGGTCGGGCGCGAAGCCCTGCACCGATCAGAGGGGGCCATTCCGGGACGCTGGGATGGCCCTTTCGCTTTTCTGGGTTCTGGCCTGCCCGTTCGCCACATGCGTCGGCGCGGCCACCGGCCCGGTGAGCCAGACCTTGCCGTCCTCGGCCTTCACGATTTGGAAGAACGCGCCCTCTGGCGCCATGCCGGCCGGTATCTCGCCCGGTATCTCGACCTCCAGCATGTTCATCGGGTCGCAGGTCACCGGGAAGCCGCAGATATCGGCGCGCCACGCGCGCGCTGCAGCGGCCTTGCTGCGGCTCTGGGGGCCTTGCCGCCCGCAGCGGCTGCAGGAAACCTGGAACGCGCGCGGCGCCTCCAGCATTTCCGGTAGCCGACCGCACCTGCACGCGAGCCGGTCCCATTCGGTCTCCGGACCTGGCGACCACCGCGTGATTTTCCAGTCCGGCATCAGAGCCCCGTTCATATTTCGATAGGCGAACCTGCATGGGAATGCTCGGCGGCTCAACCGGCGTCAAATCGAGCAAGCCGCCGGTCTATACCTGCCTGCAAATTCAAACGAGCGCGTACGGCCTGCCGATCCCCATTTTCTGGGGCGCCCAAAAGATCGCCGGAAACTGCATCGGCTATTTCGGCTTCCAGGGCACGAACAATAAAAAGGGGTCTGGGGGGAAGGGCGGAAAGTCAAACACGCCGAACGATTACACCGCCTCGGTTGTGATCGCCCTGGCGGAGGGATCGACCGCAGGCCACACGACAGGCGTTGGCCGCATCTGGGTGGGCGTTAGCGAAACCACGCTGGCGGGCTACGGCGGCGGCATCTTTCCCGGCACCGCCGACCAGGCGCCATGGGCATACGGCGCCGAGAACGGCCAGGACATGGCCTATGCCTACACCACCTACTATGCCCACGCGAACCTCGACCTGGGCGGAAGCGCCACCCTGCCGAATATCAATTTCGAGCTGTTCGGCACCTTCACCGGCGTCCACTGCGACAATGCCAACACGAACCTCCCGGACGCAAATTTCGGCGACATCATCCCGGATTTCCTGACGAACCCGCGCTACGGAGTAAACCTCGACCCGTCGCTCATCCAGAATTGTAATGAGGGCGGCCTCGCCGGCTCCAGCACGCTCCTGGTGTACAACCTGGCCGCCGGCATATTCGTCTCGCCGCTGCTCAAGGATGCCGAGCAGGTACAAAGCATCCTGCAGCGGTGGGCCAACGTCGGGAATTTCTGGATATTCTGGTCAGGCACGGCGATTATCGTGGTGCCGCTGGGCGATGCGCCCATCAGCGCGCACGGCGTCAATTACGTGCCGAACGTCACCCCCATTTATGACCTCGGCCCTGACGATTTTGTCGTTGTCGAAAAGAACGGCCGCCAGGCGTCGCCGCCTGTCACCGTCAATCGGAAAGACCCGGCCGACGGCTTCAATCAGGTGCAGCTCAATTGCTCGATCCGCACCACGAACGGCGGCGTCGCCAATTCGCCGGCCTACCAGGACACGCCTTTCCGGTGGCAGGATTCCTCGTCGATCGACCACATCGGCGTGCAGGCCCCGAATAACATCAGCTCGACCGAGATTTGCAACGTCGAGAGTGCAAGTGTGGCCGTGGCGCTCATCGGCCAGCGGGCCCAGTACATTCGGAACGAGTATCAATTCAAGCTCGGGTATTACTTTCTGCTCCTCCTGCCGGGCGACATTGTCACCCTGACCGATCCGAACCTTGGCCTGTCGAAATTCCCGGTGCGCATAAAGCAGGTCGACGAAGATAACACCGGCAACCTGGCGTTCGTTGCCGAGGAGTTCGTCTACGGGATCGGCACAGCCAATATCCAGGAATTCGAGCCTGGCGCCGGCATGGCCCCTTACAATGCCACCACGCCGCCGGGCCCGATCAATCCGCCCGCCATCATGCAGCCCGATCCTTCCCTGACCGGGGGCACGCCCGAAATCTGGATCGCCCTCAGCGGCGGCGCCAATGTCGGCGGGGCCGGCGTGTTCGTCTCTTTCGATGACACCACCTTTACCCAGATCGGCGAGTCGGCGACGCCCAGCCTTCAGGGCACGCTCACCGCCGCGCTGCCGCTGGCGACCGGCCTGGACACCACGAACACGCTGGCGATCGACCTCAGCGAGTGCCTTGGCGTCATCCCGGCCACGGCCACAGAGGCGGATGCGGCGGCCTACCGCACGCTCTGCATGATCGACGGCGAGCTGCTCGCGTACGGCAATGTGGTGCCGACCGGCGAATACACCGCGAACCTGACGTTCCTCGAACGCGGGCTGTACGGCACAGCGCCGGCCGCGCACGCCGTCGGCGCACCTTTCGCGCGCATCGATCCGTCGAAGGTGTTTCAATACACGCTGCCGCCGCAGTACGTCGGCCAGCCGATCTATTTCCAGTTTCCGACCGTTAACCTGTTCGGCTCTATGCCGCAAAGCCTGGCGGATTGCGTCACCTACGAATACACGCCCACCGCGCCGCCGGCGCCGGTCATCGCCTCCGCGGTCAATGTCTACAATCCTGACGGCTCGTACAGCGGCCTTCTGGTGACATGGTCGCAGCCGGCCGGTCCGGTGCCGACTAGCTTCACCATCGGCTGGAATGGCACGGATTCGACCACGGCGCCGGCGGGCTCGACGCGCATGCTCGTGCCAGCCGCCACAGTGCAAGCCGGATCGGGCAGCGGCGTCGCAAACACCTGCGCCATGCAGGCGGCTTTCGGGCAGACCTATTCCGCCGTCTCGGCGCCCTTCACCGTGACGGGCGGCCCGAGCTATCCGGCGTTGCTGCCTGCATTGACGGCCGCGCCGAGCGGCACCGGAGCGGTGCTCCTGAATTGGACGCCGCAATCGGGCCCGGCGCCGACCTTCTACCGGGTTTTCTGCTGGATCGGTTCCCCTGGCAGCTACACGCTTTTTCAGCATCAGGATTTTGCCGCGCCGGCCAGCTCCGCCTCGATCACTGGCCTGCCATCGGGCGCGAGCGTGACGTTCTCCGCTGTCACCTACAATGCAGCAGGCACCGCCGACACATTCGCCGCACCGCCATCAAATCAGCCCGTGACCTCTGCAAAAGCCACCTGCGCGACGACGTGATACTGCAATGGTGTGAAGACGAAGCAACAGCCGGGCGAACCTGATGACCGAACCTTCCGACCGCGGCGCTAATCTGCCGATGCCCGCCTTCGAAGGTTCGATGATCGAGGAGGTAAAATACCTGCGACGGCGGCAGGCATTCATGGAGGCAGCCGTTTGTTTTCTCATGGGTTTGCCACCCACCGGCCAGGACGTGACCTGGAAAGACGTCGAGAATCTCAAGGCCATAATTGACTTTGGCCGCGAGCAGGTCGAAGCCAGGACAAGTCGCAAGCTGCGGCGCGCGAGACGATGGTCGCAGCTTGTGCGTATGTCGCTAAGCATGGCTGGAGGGCTTGCGGTATGGGCACTCAAAGATTGGGCAGCGCCGGCGCTTCAACTGATCCGGAGCCTCTGGCCGTTCGGCTGGATAGGAGTGGAAAAATAATGGTCAAGGAAATGCAGCAGCTCCTGCTTCATGACCGGTCCATCGGCGCTCTCTTGGGCTGGTTTGTGCCTGGGCTTTTGTTGCTGACCCTGGGCGCGATGTTCACCTTCGGCAGCTACGGCGTCTACGAAACCCAGCGGTATCGGGTCTCCTACCGGTCCGGCGAGGCGCACTCCGCCGTCGCTTATGGCTCCGTCATGGTGGTCGACGTCGATAACACTCGAACGGCAAAGCCCTGCGAAGGCGCCTATGTTGACCGCCGGATCGTGCAGTTCTGGCCTGGCACGCACCTTGTGAAATACGCCATGCCGATCCGCGAGCGCGGCATCGCTAATGATGACCTCGGCCACCGGTCATTCGGCCTTATCGTCAATATTCCCGCGCCGCTCGAAGCCGGCGCAGGCTGGATATATCAATCGCGCCAGCACGATAACTGCGGCTTCTGGCAGTCGATCTTCCAGAACGACGGCGGATGGTGGGGCGATTTCGTCGCGTCGCTCCAAGGCGGACGAGATCAGCCGGCGCCCGATGCGCCAGTTATCGTTTCCCGGGCGCCCCCGCCGGTGCCTGGCGTAGCCTTCAAAGTGCCAGACCCCGCGCCGCCCGTTCCTCTCGCCGTTGACGGGCACTAAAGCAAAAGTTTTTTGCTTCTTTTTTTCAAAAAAGAACATCGCCGGCACCTGTGATGGGCGCCGGCGT